AAGCTGCTGCGGTTTTGTCTATGAAATGATAGGTTCGCCCACAAAAGGGGCAGGTTACACTCGTTTTGGTAATCCGCATCCAATAGCTCATCCTTCCCACTCCTTGTCAAACATTTCGTGTTCAGGCCAGCCCCATTCTGCTGCCTCCTCCTCGAAGCGACAGAGCATTTCCCACAAATCCTGAACAAAAGCAGGAGGCAACTCTAATCCATATTCGTTTGCCAGGATAGTGACTTCATCCTCGAATAGAAGTTGATTCATCATTGGTCAATCCCCCACTACCGGACACATTGTGGACGCCGAAAAATGCTTTTCCATCCCCAATTAGTAAGATGAGGTCCCCAAACGTGTTCCCACCCCTGGGCCTCTAAAGATTTCTTCTCGTCAGGATAGTTGGGATTGCATAAAGAATGATTAGAATGATTATTGGAAAAGTAACAACAGGCGTCTACTTCAATATATTCATAGCCCGGCTCTACTGTGCCTCCTGTGAGCGCATATAAGTGCCACTCTGCAAGCTCTCCAGGATTAAGTTTGCGCATTATCCCCCTCCCACTGCCGGATAGGTTGGCTATATTCACAGTAACGCTCTTCCAGATAATTTATAAGCCGCCTGTATGCCGGACTAGACAGGGCTTCCTCCAACTCCAACCGTGCCCTCTCTATTTCCCGCTGGAGACGTATAATAGCCAACTCTTGTTCTATAATGGCTGGGTCATTTTCAAACAGTAACTGTCTCGCCATTGGTCTCCTCCCTCGCCAAAGCTTCAAGCTCTTCCTCCTCCCGCCCTTGTTCACTGGCAACAACTATTCGCTCTAGTGCGTCCAACTCTTTTGGAGACAAATCCGAAAGATGAACGCCCGGATTAGCCTCCAGGATGTTGGCAATCTTCGTTGCCATCGGGACAGGCGGACACTGCAAGTGCGCATACTTCTCCTTCAGGGGGTCATCTGCTATCATATCCAGCGTGCTCTGGCCCCATATTCGCACAAGCAGGTCGTGAGGAGACAAGGCGCTAGCCCACTCCCCTGGTCGGGCTTTGCGGGCCGGGCGTGGCGGCTGGCGCTTGTTATAGTGGGGCTTGATATAAAGTTTCTGTGACGGGTCAGGCATCATCCGCCAACGCCATTCCCCCATTGTGGGCGAACCCCTAACCTTAAGGTCTAACTCCTCCGTGTGGTCAGGGTCGTCATCTTTCCAGCCCCGCAGCCCATCGAGAGAAAGAACAGAAGCTTCGGCTTGTCGCTGACGTGCTTGAGAGCTTGTTTGTATGGCATTCAAGAAGCGCGTAACCAAAAAGCGAGATGACAAATGCGACGCATCTTTAGCGCGTTTTCCGCGCTTGAGGGCTTCAATAGCTGCCCGGTCAGCTACGCGGTCAATAAGGTCGAGGTTTGCCATCTCGACATTCCACAAACCTCGTTCACGCAACAAAACCGTGAGACTATGTTGCAAGGCATTTTTGATGGCGACGAAATCTTCGGCCAGACCTTCACGTTCTAACCAGGCCAGCGTTTCAGGGTCGTCTAATTTTATCTGAGGGCGTCCGCGTCCAGCCTTTGGAGGAAGGTCAGGCAGGCGAGGAATTATGTCCACAAGGGGCGTTTTACCTTCGAGGCGTCGCTTGAGGTATTCACGTAGTTTGTCCCATTCGGGACATTGATAAACAATATCATTTAATAAGTCCTGTCCTACGTTTTCTACCTCAGCAATGCCTATGCGATAGAACGCCGCTATTTTTTCAATGGGCCAACCTTCCTCCAGCCGTAGACGGACAACCGCGCGTTGCTGCTTCGTAAGCATAGTATTCCCTCCTCTCTCCACTATTCCCTCCAGAAAACCCTACTTTATGTCAATCGTCCTTTTTTATCTTCTCTTCATCACTTCCTTCCGTGCTGTCCAACTGCGTTAACACCAACCCGATTGACGCAGCATAGTCGCACAATTCGCCAAAGTCAACCGGATGGCCCCGCAATTCCTCCAACAGAATGCGCGCTTCTTCGTATGCTGTCTCCGCATCCTCCTTCTGCCCATCACGGGCAAACGTATCGCCCAATCGCAGCCAAAAGGCTACCTCCTCGTATGTCCGGTGACACCGCACCAAATCGGTTGTGGCGTTTGAGATACTTACTACTTTGCTTTCGCCTTCGTCCTCCTCAATGGCACGGGCCGCCGTCCAACGTCCTGTCCCTATCACCACCTCCCTGATATACGTCTCTGGCACGCTATACCAGGCTTCCTGTATAATCTTCTCCCGCTCTTCCACCGTAAGCTCATTAACCCGATGGAAAACGGGATTGTCCAGCGTGCCGGTTATGTAGTAATCGGCATCATCAAACTCGTCTACCGCATTCGGATTTAACTCCTCTAAGCACATCCAAATGGGCAAACCCCACTTGCTCGAACGGAAGAAAGTGCGCTCTTCCTTTGGGTCGAAGTAAAACCAGACTTCCCCCTCAGCCAGCATTATGGCCCGACAGATGACGAACGGGTCGGAGTAGTCGGGATTGAAGGCCCATAGCGCATTCTCGAACCCGCCCACCTTCGTCCCCATATAGATACTCCGGTTGGGCCAGACAAGCCAGGACGTGCCCTCAAGGTCACTCCAATCGAACGCCAACGGGCCTAAATACAGCAGGTCTTCTTCGCGTCCTTCGAGGACAACGGCGGAGGCTATGCCCGCAAAGTCATCGTCATATTCGTAACCCTCCGCTTCGGCAATGGTGGCCTCCTGCACTTCCGCCCGTTCCTCCTTCTTCTTTTTCTTCTTGCCCTTCTTCTTGCTTGTGTAGGACGTGTAATGATAGCTGGCTTCGCTCAGAAGACGGGCATTCTCCAACTCCTCGTAAGGTGTTTCAGTAACCCGAACGGGCAAGCTACAACCAGCCACCCGCCTTGTATGTTCGGCAGGAATAAGGAAGGTGGGGATAACGCTTCCTAAAATCTCCGCCCCGGTCTCCGGGTGTTTACCTACTTCCAACAAGCCCCCGCTTTTGTAGATATAGACGCCATCCTCTAACATAAACAAGGAAACGCCATCGCCCATTGTCACATAATTCGGGTCGAGGTCTTCCATTACGCGCCACATCACGTAGGCATCAGAGACGTTGGGAGGGGCAGGCATCTCCACGCCTCTGGCAACCAGCGCCCACCACGCCATCCGCCAATCTGTCCACGTTCCGTTGAAGGCGTAGATAACTTTGTTGCCCACAAAGGGCATACAAAGCTCGTCACACACTCGCCCAACGGAGGGAATGCGGGTGTGAAAGATGACGCCATAGCGCATTTTATCTTGATTTTCCCTTATTACCGCCAAAAGCTCAGCGGGTGTTTTGGCCACGCCCTTGACGCCTTTGAATTCTCCGGTTTCGGCGTCAATCCAGGCGATGCCGTTGCCCTTCCCTCCGCCTACCTTTATCAGGTGTGCCATATAGCCTACCAAAGTTTCATCACTCCAGGCTTCAGGATGAGGAATGTAAGCTAGTCTGCACATATCAGTCACCCTCCCTTTCGATTATCTGCTTGAATAAATTCAGGTATGCGTCCTGCGAGATTTCTATCTTCAGGCCCGGCCCTGTGTTGACCTCCGAAACATAGGCCGTATCTGTGTCTTCTACATACATCACGTCCGCCGCGCCATACGTCAGGCCCAAAACATCAATGGCCTTAATGCCTGTCTGCAAAACGACGGAAGGAATTCGCCACGGTTTACGCGAATGAAAGCGATAGCCCGCTGCAAAATTCCACACCTTGCTGTCCCTGTCCCATTCGTCCTCGTCCACGACAACTTTGCGCTGGACGAAAATCATATCGGGCGAATCGTCGTGTTGGGCATTCGTCCAGCCTACGTGTATTCTATACTCTCTGTCCTTTGGGATATAGGACATTGCGTAGCCCCGGCCCGCCTGCCGACAAGCGCTCGCCACCTCTTCGGATGTTTCGCAAAAATAAAAGCCGCGCCCGCCCTGGTGATTGGGCTTCCGCACAATCAGGGGCAAGCCCAGGCGTTCGACAAGAACATCCACAGGCTGAGGCAGGAGAAGGGTGGGAGGCACAGAAACACCGTGGTCGGCTAGAAATTGGCGCGCCCTGGGCTTGTTCGCAGCCAGGCCGATAGCGGCGGGAGACTGCACGTCTATGAGATTGTCGAAGTCGTAGCGGACGGAATAGGGACTTGTGCAGCCCCAACGCAGGAGAAGAACGGGCGTTCCATCACGGGGATGGCGGAAGCCTCTCTCCCTGTGCAGGCGGCCCAGGATGGACTTCCCCCACCGCACGCTTGTCCCGTAGGCGTCAAAGCCCATCTCCCGCAGGCGACGGCCTAACCGACGCGAGGTCGTTCCTGTTTTCCCCTTTAGCCCCGCAACGATTATAATCATTGTTCGCCTCCTTAGAAATCTATCTCCTCATCTATCTCCTCATCCGGGTCTATATCGGGCCATTCGATTATGGCCTGGAAACGGTCAGGCAGGGTGTCCAGGACGCGCCGGGCTTCTTCATCGTAGCGGCTATTGTGTATCATCTGAGTGTCGGCGTTGTCTATACGAGCATACTCATACATCTCCTCCAGGTCGGCCATCCACCTCAAGTTTGTTATTCTACCTAACCGCGCCATAATCCACCGCAGTATCTCCGCCGGATTGGGCCGGTAAGAACCCATCACGTGGGTGTTAATGGTGATAATGTTGGCGTTCTCATACAGGTCACGGGTGACGCTTACCGTATTGGGGAGTATTCGGCACACACCATCTATGTGAGCATCCCAAAGTTCAACCATATTGGTCGCACAGTAAGCACTAGGTTTCCACCCGCCCAATGCATCCCACGTAAGCAGGTCGCTGAAGTTGCGAAAGACAAGCAGGATAGGCTTTGGCAGCGAGACGGCCAGAGCCACAGGATACTCCCCCGTCTCCCAATGGGCAAAGTTTCGCATATAATTTTCGTCCTTGTCAAACCATACGAAATTCCACACGTCACCTACCGGCGGCCTGCGTAAAGTGTCGTAAAGGTCATTAGTTGGGGCGTTAGCCTCCCGCCACCGGGCCAACTCCTCTTCGGTTGTAAAGCCCCAGGCCACCCGCAGGTCACGATTTTCCCGCCACGTGCGGCCCAATATAACGCACTGTTTCAGATAGCCTAACGCCCCAGCAATCTCCCGGTCACGATATAGCTGATATTTAGGCCAGGTTTTCGCCACGGCCCAAAAGTGCGCCTTCAGATGGGCGGTATTGTATTCGCTATAATCCTTTGCCAGGGCGTCTTTCGGTGGAGTATAGGGCCGAGGTGGAATGTGGCCGTTAAAGAATTCCCAGGCCACCATATAGGCCAGACTGAGGTAAGCCTTTGCAATGCCAGGCTCGACAATCCAGCTACCTGGGGCGCGATACTCCAGGCCGTGAGGCTGTTGTCGCCAATTAAAGAGACCGCCATAGGTGGTGTTCATTCGGCGCTGACGGGCATCCTCTCGTCCCTCAAGGAGGAGGGCCAAAGGCGCAAAGTGATAAGCTAGCACTTCCACCAAATCATTATAGATACTCTCCCGATGGAAACGTTTGGGAAAGCCAAAATGAATATGGCCACCCACCGGGTCAGGCCCTACCATATTGCCCGCCTTTACCTTGAGGACGCGCATTCGGTGGCTATATGCAGCCTTTTCAGCCAGTTTACGGGTCAAGGCCCCGATAAGAATGCGCACGTTGTTCACGACTTCAACGGGCCGCACACCAGGCCGGGGACGAATTTCGCCTATATCGGGATGTCCGTCCAGCCCTATGTTTCCGCTCCGGCCTAGGTAACGGATGTTAATGTCGTCGGCCATCACCTGCTGGCCCGTAAGAACATTGACATAACCGAATTCAGGGTCAGCCCCTAAAGAAAGTTGGACAGTCATAGCACGCCCCTCCTTCTCATTTCATAGTATACGTCGTTAACTCTTTGTGGTGTTAAGGCATTCCACAAGTCTTCAACGTCTTCATAAATGTCACTAAGATAACGTAAAACAGTGCCCACACTGGTATCAAAGTAATTAGCCGTTGTCTGATAAAGAGTGTCCAAAAGTGTTTCCTTAGCAAAGATGGGATGAGCAATAACCAATCTTGTCTCGCTATCGCAGTGCCGACAAAGATGAGCCGATTGGCCGAAACAACGAAACAATGCCCAACATTTCTCTTTCCAATCAGAGTTAATCATTACAGGACAGTTAAAGCGGTTGTCCCATAAATTAGGCCATAACTCCTTATGGCGTAAGGCATCCCATAACCGCACATAATCGGCCATATTGTCGGTGTGACATATCGGTATTGTAAAAACGCTTTCGATGTTATCGTTCCGCAGGATGGGCGTATAGCGACGTATACGCTCACGCATTCGGTAAGCCCTGGCCAACGTGCTGTATTGGGCCTTGACTATGTTGCGCAAAAGGCCCACCCGAAAAGTAGGCGGGGCAATCAAGGCCCACAACCAGCTCGCCCGCTTGAGTAAATCAGGATTGTCAAGCAAAAACACGCGCAGGTCTTCCACAGGCTCAGGCCAAACGGCATCCAGGTGAGAACCCGCCCGCACATAGAGAGCATCCCATCGCTGTGAAAAACGTCCAGGAAGCTTATTAGTCCCTTTAATGCGGTGAACATAAACGCACCTGTATTTATTCCCACGCACCTTAAAGAAACGAGACATTTCGCACCTCCTCTTACGTCTTCGCTTTGGCCTCGATGAGGAAGGAGGATAACATCCTCCGCCCTCATCGAGGCCAAAGCCTCGATGAAGGGGATTTTAGGAGGGCCGTAGCCGTCCAGGGGTGTTGTAACCAATGGGACTACTGCCCCCCTGCCCGCCAGCCACACTCACCCCTTCCTACCCTGGCCTTCCGGCGGACAGGCCGAGGGCCTATTGGCGAACGGATAAAATATAACATTAAATCCGCCGCCTTTGTATGCAGGGCGCAGCCCCCGACGTGCGCCCAGCACCCCTCCAGGCATCCTCACCCTTACGGGTGGAACGAGGCCGTAGCCTCTGGAGGTAAGCAGGCCCCGTCTGGCGGGAGTTACTAGGAAAGCCGGGCGGCTTTCGTGCTCTCCTCCCTGCGTCACCGCCATTGGCCCAGGGCGAGAGGGCGGAGGTTTTGCTCTCCGCCTAGCAAATTGGGCCGTGGGGAGTTGAACCCCTAGACCTCAAACCCTGCATCCGCGCAGCGGCCCAAAAAGTCATTCCGCAGGTGTGCATCCCTGGCCAGAACTTCCGCCAAATAGTCCAGGTGTAGCGTCAGGCAAGTATTGGCTACCGTTGTGCAATCCCGTAGCCCTGGAATGCCCTCGACATAGGAGGATTGCCAAACCCGCCCGCCACAAACCCACTCGCCATAATGTCCCTGCACTATGGCGAAAAGAATTTCAGCGTTGGGCACACAACAAAACATATAGTGACGCGGTTTGCTCCTATCATAGGGCGGGTGGCGGTCGCCCCACTTCCGCAAAAACCGATTGCGGCGTTGGGCGCGCATTGCCAGGGCGGACATCTGACGTTGCTTTTTTCGCCTTGCCCGCTTGCTATCACGAGGCGCAATGGCTACCGATTGAAGATATTTTACTCGCTTAATTAGATATTTAATCCTTTCGTCTGCGTTCATAATACTCCCCTCTCCTTCAGCCAATCCCAATGGAGGCGGTCGGCCTTCCGATACAGAGCCTCAATATGTAAAGGCGGTTCCATCCGCAGGCTCGTCCGCCCATAGGACGGACTTTCGTGCGGCTCAACTATCACGCCGTCGTCCTCCGTCCAAAGAAACCATCGAGACGCCTGATATGAACTAATCCAACCCCAATCGGGCCGTCTAACTACCACGCCGTAGTAAGTCGCCCGAATATGTGCAGGTTCGATTGGAGGCAACGGTGGGCTATTCACTTCATATAGCATTGTGGCTACATCGCTCAGCATCAGCATCGCCGCCTCATTTATACGGTCGCTTTCGTCAAACGGTGGCGTAGCGAATAGCCGAGGCGACGTGGGCCGCCAAATGGCAAGCACATCGGTAAAGTAGAACAACGCCTTGACGTGTATTCGCCGCCCCATTAAGCGAATGTTTCCCCGAATAACCCGCCACCGGTCGTCTTGCCATTCGCCATCAATTATGTGGTAAGCCCACCGCTTGCCTTGCTGGTATGCCACCTCTACCTGTCGCTGATAAACTTCGGACGAACAGGTAGCGAATGCCGTGGGCAATCGGTTTACCCTCGAACACCCAAACCACCCATCCACAGGCGGCCATAAGGTTGGGCTAACAAACGCTTTAACAAAGTTTTCCCGTCCAAATCCTCTCCGTTCCGGCATTTTATCCCCCTCATATATCAGGCAAATAATGCGACAATAATTTTACATAATAAGTCCAGGCGGGGCCAGGCCCCGCCGCAGGTTAGTCACCCAGGGGCGGGCAATCCTCCCGCTTGTATTCGGCCTCCAGGTCTTCCCAGGTCTCCACATCCTTCTCTGGCATCGCCTACCTCCCTTTCAAGCAGGTGAGCATCTTGAGTTGTTCGGGCGTTAAATCAGTTTGCCAGTTATCAGGCAAGTTTCCGCCCGCATAGTCAGCAGCGATTATAAAAACGAGGCGGGCCGTTTCTTTGTCGCAGCCCGTTAGGGACTGAATTAACGCCAAACAATCGGCTATATCGTTCCACGTCATTTTGCCTTACCTCCTTCTGGCAACATACGCCGCCAACCTTCGGGCGCTTCCCCAGGCCATCTCCTCCAACGTCATTCCAGGCCGATAATACTTTCGGCCCCGCTTTGACTTGTAGAACGCTTTGCACTTTTCGGGATGAGCCATCAGGTCTATATACTGGATTGCCGCAAAGATATTGAATGCACTCCAGACGCCCTCAAGGTCGGCCTTTACCAGGTCATAGAGGGCGCTTTTGCGCGCCCGCTTGTGGCGGTCAATAGCCGCCTGAACGTCCTCGATTAGGCCAGCAGGCGGCAAGCCTTCGTTTGCCTTCTTTGCCTGTAAATGCCTGAGATATAACTCCTTCGCCCAACTCATCGCTTGCCCTCCTATACGAACATTAAACTGGCCTGATGAACGGTCAGCAAAACGCTTTCCTGATTGTTCAGCCGCTTAATGTCAGCGGCCAGTTGGCGCGCGGTCTCAAGCGCGCGGTCTACATCCCCCGTGTCAGTCACCAAAATCTCAATGCCCAGGGAATTCTCCTGGCCACCCATCCAGCAGCCCGCCGCTTCATAGACGGTGAAGCCATCAGGAAAAGCGCCCGCCGCTAGGCGGATAACCTTGTCCTTGTTCAGGTTTTCGGTATACAGGCGAATGCAAATAGCCTTTTCCATTTTGCCCTCCCTCCATTTTAAGATTGTCTGCAAACCAAAGAGGCGGGCGGTTAGCCCGCCGCTTTCCGTTTGCAGGCAACCCCTAACCGTTGGGCCACGTAAAGCCGTAGGCTTTGGCCCGGACGTAGAGGGCAACCTTGCCGCCGTTGGCGCGGGCAATCAGGGCCAGCTTCTCCAAAAGCTTCTCCTCCGCCGCCGTCTCTACGGTATGAACCACCTTGTTATCCCGCCCCACCAACACGGTCTTGCCATTCCTGTTCTTAACGTCCAGCCTTAGCGCCCTGGCCATCCCCGTCACCTCCTTTCCGTCTACACTTAGAGCATACGCCCCATACCGCTTCCTTCGGGCTTAACTTTCGGCCACAATTTTGACAATGTGGCGTTCGATTTTTGCCCTTGATTTTGATTGTCTTTTTCCCCATCATCCCTCCAGTCTCAAGTCTACTACAAGCTCATTGGGCGGTGTATCGGCAAACCATTCGCCATCCTCCCACTTTGGCGTATAGCCACATAAGGCTACAATCCCGTTTGCCAGCCCTTCCGGGTCGCCAAATCTCAGGTATGGCGGTATCTTGTTTCTTAAGACGGTCAAAGTCAAATGGTGTCCAATTTCGTGCAACCAAATTGGGACTAGCATCCCCGGCCTATGCTTCATCACGTTTGGCAAGTAGATTTTGAACAGGGCAAATCTTTCGTCTGAGGCCAGCCAGTTGTAGCAGGCCACCCTGTGTGGATTTTCATCACATCGTTTGGTCACAATGTCCAGCCGATAACCCCATCCCGCCGCCGAAGGAAACTTTTGTTCGATTAACCTCATTGCCTCATCGAATGCCTCTTTGATTATATCCGGCCAGCGGTTTGAGCTTATCGCGTCTTGCCAAAACGCCGCAATCTCTTCGGCCTCTTCCCTTAATCTTTTCTCTTTTGTGTTAACCCAACTAGGCCATTGGCCTTTGCGTTTGCGTCGCCTGGACATAGCAATGCCCTCCATATATTAGGCAACAAATGCGACATAGAATTGACATAACGCTAGGGCCTAAATACCACATAGAACACGCCTGTCACCAATGCCCAAAGGCCAAAGACAAAGAGCAATGCCATCGCTTTCACCTCCTTTCAGTCAAGTAATCCCTTGTGTGTCCAGGCCAGCCAATGCAGCCAAACCGTCCCCGCGAAAGCGGCCTTTTCCTTGTCGCTTAAATCGGCAATCCATTCCCCATCCCGGTCGCCCCAATAGACGGAAACGTAGTTGCGGCCTTTATAGTGTGGCGGCAAGACAACGCCGCCGCTTCGCCATTTCACTTCGCCCGTCCAGGTATCCGGCAAGCTTTCGGCTACAACTAAAGCGGCCTTGTTGACGGTCTCATAATGTTCATAATCGGCATTGTCGCCTAACCTAATCCAGACATATCGCTTGTCCATTCTAGTCACCTCCATTATACTTTCGGTATATCGCGTATCCGATTAACCAGAACACAATCCACTTTGTTATGTAAACAATCCACTTTATCATCCTTAACCCTCTTCCTCAAACGCTTCCCTGCAAACGTCGCCATCATCAGTGCAGGCATAGAACTGCACCCAAACGTTATCGTCTACATCGTAAAGCTTTTCCTCGATTGTCTCTAACATTGGTGTCACAATGTGGCCTTCTTCTGTATATTCTTCTAACACGGTGTCCAGATATTCTAATGCCGCGTCTTCATCGAGAAAGGCCACATTGTCTTCTGGTAAACATCCGTAAAATCCCCAGGCCACGTGATAATGTAGAGGCAACATTTTACCCCCTCCCCTTTACATAATCTAACGTGATTTTAATCCAGGCCAACAGAAAGTTTACCGTGATTAGGCCAACTATGATATTGCGCAATACGCCAACACCAGTATAAAGCAAGTAGGATTTTACGCCAATAGCATAGCATTGGCCTATATATGTGCTGGATTGCGCAATTGCTAGCGTCAACAGCCAGCCCTGGATTAAAGCTTTGTGTTCTGGTATAAGCTTTGGCCTTTTCATAAGTTTACCTCAACTAATCCTAAATCTATCGCTTTCTTTACAACCGGCGCGCGTTCTTTAATAAATCGTTCTAATCGTCTAGACGCCGCCCTATATTCTTTATACTCTCCAGTAAAGTAGCCGCCATTATATGCGTTTATAGTTGTAATTGCGTCTAGTATATCCTTTGGAATTATGCCCTGTTTTACCAGTTGTCTAACTGTGCTTTCGGCATCGCTTATAAACGCATTGCGACAAGGTGGGAATTTATTAGACGTTTGTTCATAGCGTTCAATTAACTCATCTAGAGACAACACACGTTTACCATTTACACGTTCAGGCAAGTCAATAGTTGGCAAACCGTAAAGCTTATCATAGTTGGACATTGTTACCTCCAGCTTGTTATCTCTACTTTAGAATATTGGCCTTTGTTTCCTATGGTCAAGGTGGTCAAAGGCAATCCCATCCTAAAATATCTAGGATTAACGTTTCCATTGTTTGCTTTCCAGTATTCTACATAGGCGTAAAATACAATCAACCCTTGAGGCCAACCTTGCTTTGCATATTTAAGTATAATGGTGGCCTTTTTGACTGTCCTGCTATTGCTGGTCTCAATAGCGTTTTCTAAATAGCGTCTTGCTGATACATAAGTCGCAAAGGCGACAAGCTTGTAGCTACCGGTTTGCTGTTGTCTAGCCTTTTCGACTTTCCAGCTTGTTGGCCTATGCTGGTCGAAAACTTTGGCCTTGATTATAACGTGTGCTCTACCGGATTTAACCGGTTTGCCGGTCTTTGTTGGGACGCTATTCTTTAATCCTTTGGCAATCCTTAGCGACGTGATACCAGCAAGCTTTTGCTTTCTAACTGGTCTATTGTTGCCTGGTATACGTGTAGACATAGCAACCTCCTTTCATATATTAGGCAAAAAATGCGACACAGAGTTAACATAACTGATAAGCTTTCGCTATATCAGTTAGCTGACAATTGTATTGGCCTTGTCTTAACGTTTTGTGATTATCGTCTTTGGCGTTATGCCAAACGGTTATAACGGTTATGCCCTTTTCGCTTGCCTCTATTGCTATACAGGTAACACCATAGCGATAACAATAGCGCAAAGCTTTGCCTCCATTATTATGAACCTCAAAAAGGTAACCTCTTGTTATCGCTTTCTTTACCATTCCCTTGTTAACTTTCTTCTTTAGACGTTTAAGCTTGCTTTCGCTATGGTCAATATAGTTAACGCCAAAAGCTTTTAATAGCGCAATATGCTTTTGCTGAAGTTTAGAGGCAAGTATTAAATCTTGTTTATTCCATCTAGTTATATGCGTTCTTAAGCTTAACATAATTCTAACCTCCTTTCATAGAGACAAGGCGCGCCTTTTCCATTTTGCGCGCCTTTATTATAGCGCGTTTGTTTTGCCTTGTCAAGTGAAAAATGCCGTTTTTGGGCAAATTTATACTAAATCGTATGAATACGGTTGACGTTTGTTTTGTGCTTTGCGCTATGTCCTGGCTTTGTTTACCATACCGATTATATATCACCTAAAACGATTTAGTTATTTATGCGCCTTTGGTCTTTTGGCCTCTTTGTGTGACAAGCTTAGCATAGCAAGCTTTGGCCTTTCGCCCTTGTCTTTGGCCTTGTCAAGCTTGTCACACAAAAAGGCCAAAGTCTAGGCCAAAGCAAAACAAGCTTGACAAAGGCAAGGCCAACACATAGCGCCCTTTTGTGTGACAAAGCACACAGAACACGGTCGAGCTTTCCCTTTCCCCCTAGGCCAAAGTCTAGCACAGCACAGCATTGGCGCGCCTTGTCTTGCCTTGACTTGCCTGCATCACGTCATCGCCATAGCCACCCCCGGCCTCCTCCGCCCCTCCTGCGTTGGCGAGCGAGCGGCGATGATGGGGGGTGATGGCGCTGGCGATGGTGATGGTGGGACGATTGTTCAGGCCAAAGTTGGGTGGAAATTGGCCCAATCTAGGGCAAGTCGCTGAAAAAGCGTGCCCAATTTTGGGGAAATATCCACAAAACGGAGGGCAATTTTGCAGAAGAAAAAGAAAAGCAAGTGCCCGTTTTGTGTGACACGCAAACAAGGACGGGCCACTTAGCAAGCTATGCAAGTTTTCAAAGCAAGACTTTCATAGCTTTCAAAATTACTAAACAAAATCTAAGTTGCAGGCGAAGTCCCGAAGATGAGGGGCGGCAGCCCCGTCTCACAGAGGGACTTCGCCTGCCAAACAAGCAAATTCGTCACTTATGTCTACTCTTTGCTTGACATAAAATGACGAATAATGGAGGGAATAGTGGAGATATGAATATCTCGCCTAGGTGGGCGGGCGAGATGCGGTTAGCGTGCAATCACGCCCGCGATTCGGCTGCCGCCTCAGTCGCGGGCGTGATGCTATGCAAGAAGTCAAGTGTTAGCAGAATCTCGCCCGCCCACCCATCCGCGCGATGAATGAATATGAAGCGCGCGGATTGACAAGCATCCGCGCCGCACCGAATTAAGTGCTGCGCGGCGCGGATGACATTCGAGGGGGCAAGACCGCCGAAGTCTACCCAAGTCACGGTGCAAGTCACACAAAGGGCGCAAGACATCGGCGGCAGTCGCAACTCAAGGGGGAGGGAACAAGTGGCGGGAATTTTGCAGTTTTTATGGTGTCGCATACTTGGGCCAATCTTCTTCTGCCTATTCATTGCTAGCTGGCCATTCATCCTCTCTCTAGCATTTGAGATTATAAGGGGCGCGGCGCGAAACGAGATTGGGCCGCAAAGCCCCGATGACCCGTATGAATTTTACGGGGGCGAGTTCACGTGAGGAAGAGTAAGTTAGGTGTTCAGGCTTTGGCCGTTGATGCCAAGGCGCTTTCGTGGGTTAGGGACGTTCGCCCGCGAATTTTCAAAATCGTTATCGTCAGCGACAAGGACTTCACCGATTGGGATATTCCTGACGATGTTTTCCTTATTGCCCGCTATTATGGCCAGGGCGACGTAGACTATTGGGACTGGACAAAGGGCAATGCCCGGACGCTGGCGGCGAAGATGGCCGAACTCTCCAGACTGCACGGCGGGCGCATAGATGCCTGGGAGTGCATTAACGAGCCGGTGGTTGGTTCGATAGCCTCGATGAAGCGGCTGGCGCGTTTTGAGAAGATTTGGGCGGAGGCGATGCACGAATACGGGCTGCGAACCATCGTGGGCAATTTCGCCGTCGGCAATCCGGCAGACATTGGCTTGATGCAGTATTTCGCCCCGGCCATTGAGGTTGCAGATTATTTTGGCTATCACGGTTATGGCTGTCCCAAGGCCGTCGGCGACGAGTGGACGACTTTCCGCTATCGGAAGCTTCTAGAGGCTGCGGGGGTAGAGAAGCCGGTCATCCTAACGGAGTGCGGGGTAGATTGCGGCGGCCCATACAAGGGCTATCGCAAATATTGGACAGATGACGAGTATGCCCTGCAACTCATCAATCTCGACCGGGCGCTTATGAACGACCCCAAGGTGTTTGCCGCGTGCGTATATTGCTACGGGACGTTCGACCGCAAATGGGCTTCCTTCGACTTAAGCGCGCACGTAGCGATGGCGCTGGGTGACCACATTAAAGCATTGGGAGATACGATGCCTGGATTCAATTACGCGAAGTTAGAGCACGACCTGCGAAATTGGGCGTGGAATAATCTCCCCTGGGGTAAAATTCCATACAATCCCAACGCAGCCTTGGCGAAGGCCGCCATTCGGCACGGCCTGGGAATGCCGTTAACCGGCGAGATAAGGAAGACCGAACAAGGTCGCAGGATTGTTTACCAGGTTTTCGTTCTTGGCATAGCCTGGTGCTTTGAGGGCGATTACGCCAACGTTCACATCATTCGTTAATACTCCCCGGCGATGCTTGCGTTGTCGGGCTTTTATTCAAATGGGTAAAGCAGCAAAAGCAATTGTCCCCCTTGACGAAACAATGGATTTGGCTGCCCTAACCCCGGCGCAACGACTTTTCCTTTTCTACTACGCCCAATGTCCTGATTTGGAGTGGGCAGCCGAACAAGCGGGGGTTTCCCCGGCGACGGTCAAGTATACTTGGTCGAAGAATGCCCTGTTCAAAGCGTGGTGGGACAGGGTTGTTCGGACTGAGGTAACTGACCTCATCAAGGCTAAGGCAAGGGAGGAAGCAGCCCGGTCGCTGGCGCGGCTGATTGAGTTACGCGACCAGGACGAGAACAAGCGCGTAGCATTGGCAGCGGCGAAACTTCTCTTGCAGGCGATGGCCGACCCGACTTTCCAGAACAAGATGGAGATTACCAAGGACGTGGGGGCCAACTGGATGCGCGTTTTCAAGACCATTTCCCCCGCGCTGGAAGCTGTGGCGAAAGGGGAGATAGTAGATGCGGCAGATTGGCAATTGCTCGAAGATTCGGGTGTGTCCGAAGTGTCACAGGTTCACGACGAGGAAGATATGCCCGATGTGCAAGGGGAAGACTGATGCCTATCAACCAGTCATTGATGAGGGCGCTGAAGCGAAGATACGGCAAGAAGAAAGGTGAAAGAATTTACTATGCGATGGAGGCCAAAGGCCATCCCGCAACCAAGCCCGCTGCTGTGCGCAAGTCTCGCCGGAAGAAGCGGCGCAAAGCACGACGCAAGAGGAGGTAGTTTAACTGGTAGAATACTGCTCTCCAAAAGCAGTGGTGCAGGTTCAACTCCTGCCCTCCTTGCCTGGGGGAGTAGCATAATGGGAGTGCAGCGGCTTTGCACGCCGCAGGTATGGGTTCGATTCCCTTCTCCTCCACCTGGCGGGATGGTCGGAGATGACAGATTGGAGGTGACGTATGGCCGAATTACACAAAACGGATGGAAGCTATGCCTGGACGCGAACATTCCCATATCCCGCCCGATGCAGCGGCTTGAAGAGTGCAGATGCTACCATCAAGTCGGGCAAGACCGTGTTGGCAGCGGTATTGGTCTTAACCGATGGCAGTAATGATGCAACTTTGACCATTTATGACAATACTTCTGCTAGCGGCACAAAATTGCTTGAGGTGACCGTCCCCGCAGCCGACCGCTATGCCCTCTTCCCGCTGTGGGTTCGGGCCAACAACGGACTATACGCGGACATTTCAGGCACCGGTGCGCAGTATATCGTCTACTACGTGTAGGGAGGGGAGATGAAAGAGATTTTGACGCGGGTATTCCTCGTCCTTTTAGTGACCGTAGGGACATTCACAGCCCAGGGCCTTACGGTTGTGGGGCCGAACGAAGTCCAGGTTTTGACCTACCGAACTCTTCAAGGTTACGGAGAAGAGGTTGGTTACATTGCCGAACCGGGCGTTTACATCGTTGACCCGTTTATGGAACGAATCTCGTTCAAGATGGGAATCAAGTGGCCCACAACGCTGGACTATCTCAGGGCAGCGCTGTTCGCCGATGAAATGCGAGATGCATATTATGAGCTAGAGGGGCCACACAACCCGACGAACGAGGCTGAAATCCTCCAGATGGTTGAGGATGTTATTCCGTACATCAATGCTTACGAGAAGGCCATCGGACGCCCGGTTGCCGTGGACGAGGTAAAGTTTTTCTGGCCGGAGAAAGGGTCGGGTCGTTACGACCTCCCGATTGCGTATTACTGCTATCTGGAACGCAGCATCACCGTCAATATGTCGTTCTTCCGCGAGTATATGCGTGGAGATGATAGCTTTCTGGCCGTTCTCGTCCACGAGATGAACCACTCTGCGTTGAACTTCGGGACGGGGGAGATTCTTTGTCAGCTTCTCACCTTGCAGGTCTTATATGATATGGCCGAAGACGGCTACCCCGGTGCGAATTTTGCCTTTTGGGACGAACTTCGCAGTTGGTTTCTCTGTGCCGCCAAGTATAGGGTGTACTACAATCACGGATGGCGGGCTATTAACTTGGGGATGGCACGGCACGTAGGTTATACCCTCCGGTGGTATCACGAGGAGGAAAATGAGCACCTCCCTATGTCCTGGATGACTTATGACTTCGATAGTGCCTTGCCGTCCATACCTCATACGCTTTGGTGGTTCTTCACCGGCCATTCCAAACTCCTGGACTTCGAGCCGCTGTTTACCGACCCGTTCGTTAAGTTTACCCAGGCGTTTGTGCAGTGGAAGTATAATCTTCGGGTCAACGGCATTCACATTCGGCCCGCCCATATTCTACACAAGCTGGGAGTGAGTTATCAGGTTTTGCGGAAGCTTTTCGGCCCCAATTATTGGCATATTGACTGGATTCTGAAGCCGGGCGAGCGCGATTATCTCAAAGCTTATGTTGAAGCTATCTATGAGGGCGAGCATACGCACAAGGCTGAATTTGAGCGCAAAATGCGCGAAGACCCCGAACACTTCGCCCCCATTTGGTGGGAGTATCTCTATGGGCCGCTTCAGGTTATCGAGGCTAAAGCCGCCGGAATACCGTGTCGGTATCTGACCTGGGCCATAGACATTAACGACCTTCTGGAAGGCGGCGATATGATGGTTTTCTTCGCCCTCTATTTCGGATTTGGGGCACATATTTCCGAAATGGAGTTTGAGGATGTTGGGCCTCTTGTTTGGCAACTGTTGAACATTGAGTTAACCCCCCAAACTAGCGAGGAAGATGGCTGCGACAAAATTGTGCCCTTTATCTTCGATACGCCGCCCGAAAAGCCCCGTATGAATGTATTCCCAACCCTGCCGGTCATAACCATTATCCTGGTGATTGTCGAGTGGCAGGTCAGAAAGAAATCGTGGTGGGTTAAGGTCAAGACGTTCGCCTGGCGCTACTTTATCAACCTCTGCATCAGCATTGACCAATTTTTCAACACCTTGTTCTTCGGCGACCCCGACGAGACGATTTCAAGCCGGTTAGGGAAGTTCAAAGACAAGGTGAAATTCTATCGAATCATCTGTTGGTTCTTAGACCTGATTGACCCTGGGCATTGTCAAGACGCCATCGAAGAGGACGAGGGCGAGAAGCAGTTGACGCCTTTCGAGGCGTAAGGAGGAGGGCAATGATTGATGAACGCGCTTTTGTGGCGTGGGTAGTTTTAGCCTTCGTCTGCGCCATCATCTTTCTTGGATGTTCGGCGCTCATTCTGAGAGGAGGGGTATGATGGACGCCTTTAGCGATGTTTTTGGGGCATTCGGGGTTGTTCTGATTGTCGCTATCATCGTTTGCGTCTTAATCGGCCTTGCAGTTGGCGAGGGCCACGACGGATTCTACGACGATTGGTGAGGGTAAAATGGCACGAAGACGAAGCAGAAAAAGCACGTCCAGATATAAAGCAACCGGCCCTGTGGGTACGGGTGTGCGCTTCAGGAAGCTGGTTGCGGCTTTGAGAAAGCGCGGCGCTAAGAATCCCAAGGCGCTTGCTGCCTGGATTGGGCGCAAGAAATACGGAAAGAAGCGGTTCCAGAAAATGGCGGCTCGTGGTCGTAGCCGCAAAGCTAGACGACGGAAGTAATGGCTTACCAATCGCGTGCTCATATACCGTGGTCGCTTAAGGCCCCGTTATATGAGGCGATAGGTTATAAGCCTTTTGGTGCGCAAGAACCGTTTCATCGCAGCACGGCTTTACATCGCATCTTCGGGGCTGGTAACCAATCGGGGAAAACCTATTGTGGAGCGAGGGAGATTTTTCCGCAGCTAGTCATCCCCATCTACGACCCGACCTTGGGGGCAGCGCGAGGCCGACGTGGTTGGGTTGTTGTCCCGCGTTATTCGTTGGCCGACCCGATAGTTAGCGAAATAATCAATGTGCTGGAAATGTTTGGCTTCAAGCGGGTGGCGCGAGGCGGGACGTTACGCGAGGGCGAATTCCATTGGGCAAAGAAAACTCATCACCTTACCGTCTGGACTGGCGCGGAGTTGTGGGTCAAATCGGCGGATGAACCTGCTGCATTGCACGCACAACCCCTCGACTGGATTCTGATAGACGAGGGAGGTCTGGTGCCATTTGAGATTTACCAGGTCTCCCTTGTTCCGCGTTTGACGGTTACCGGCGGGTGGATTGCTGCCCTGGGGACGTTCGAGGACACCATTGTTGGTAAGTGGTTTGAGGATTACTGGTACATCGGGCAGATGCCGAACGACCGGGGCATCGAAAGTTTCCGTCACCCCACGACCGCTAACCCTTACGTGGATAAAGCGTGGCTAGAAGAGCAACGCAAAAACTATGACCCCGATTTGTTTGCCGCCCGATTCGAGGCCATTCCTAAGCCGAACACGCGCCTGGTATTCCGCACGTTTAGCTTTGCCGACCACGTAGATGCTGAGCTTGCGACGTTTGACCCCCAACTTCCCGTTTATTTAGGTGTTGACCCCGGTGGCGTCTATGGTGTGGTTGTTCTTCAAATTAAATATGTCGAAGGCCGGGGGGATGTCGTTTGCGTTATAGACGAATACTACGACCAATCAGGCAAAGCCACACCAACCATTGTTGATGAGCTTCGCAAGCGTAAATGGTGGCGAAACCTGGGCCTGAACGGGGAGATGATGGGGGCCATTGACAAGGCCAACAAGGAGAGCCGACAGTTGTGGAGGAATGCGGGTGTCAAGTTGGCCATCAATGCCGTCCCCATTGAAGCAGGAAACGACCTGCTGCGGTCATTCCTTAGCCAACGACGCTTTGTCGTTCACCCCAAGTGTCGGAACTTCTTGTTGGAGATGAAGAAGTATTCTTACCCCCGGCGGACGGCGGGCCGTGAAGTGCGCGCCGGTCGTCCTGTGGACGAGTATAACCACCTCATTAAGGCCACGATTTATTTCTTGGTGGCCAAATTTGGTTGGTGCGGTATTCGTCCCGATAAGCGGCAGGCGATTCCGCCGCGCCGTTGGTGGAGTTTGAAATGAAGATAACAACCGACGATATTCTAGCCAAAGCGCGACATCTGCATAACTTTTATAGGCAGCGAAACACCAATATGAAGATTTGGCGGAGTTTGGCCCTTCTGTCCAAATATTCGCTTTGGACGGATGAGGAGGGTGCATACATTCCGCCCGAAGACCAGGAGATTCGTGTTAACCTGCCTATTGCTTATACCATAGTCGAGGGGTATCGGACGCTCTTGCTTTCCCGACCGCCAGTTATTAGCGTGCCTACGTCCTCAATCAAGGCCGTGCATCAAGACCAGGCCGAAGAGATTGAGAAAATGCTGTATGGCATTTGGGAGACCTCCAACGTTTTGGAGGCAGTCAAGGAGGCGCTGTGGCACGCGCTGGCTGAAGGGTGGGGAGTGTTGCAGATTGTTTATGATGCCGATGCTGAAGAGCGCGGCGCGTGTCCTATCTACGCCAAGGCCGTTGACCCCCTTAACGTTTATCCGATGCCTGCCGACCGCCCCAACGAGTGGGCTTATGTCATCGTCATAGAAAAGCGGCTGGTTGGGGAATTGTATCAGACTTACGTGGCCGGGCACGATAAGCGGCTGCGAACAACCAAGATTGCACAGCAGGCTTTGGAGGGGTTTAAGGACACCGATGAGGTAGCGGTCATTGGCTATTGGGATGACACGCACTTTGCAACCGGCATTGCCCCCTTCAGTCTTCTCAAGGGCGAGGAAGCCGAAACTCCCGCTGAAGTGCGATGGCTGGAAGAGCCGACCGAACACGAGTTGGGCCGCGTGCCTTTCGTGTTCTTCTTCGGCATTGACTTGCCTTACCGGGACAAAGGCGAGAGGATAGGCGTGAGTGTGCTATGGCCCATCGAGGGCCTGATTCGTTACGCTGCTCGCCTATTCTCGCAGAAAGCTACCATCATTGCCCGCTTTGCTGACCCGACCCTGGTGACTAAGACGCTGGAAGGCCGGGGCTTTGAGGGAGTTGGAACATACGGCGGCCAGCTTCCTCTGGAGTTGGAGGAGGACGCCTACTATCTCCAACCTCCTACCCAGGCCCTCAGCAGCGTGGATGTCCAGATTGAGGAGATTCTAGGGCAAATCGAGCAGGCCGGTCTTCCGCGCCACGTGCTGGGCCAGCTTACCGTCAGCCGCTTGTCGGGCGTGGCAATGAACTTGCTGCGCACGCCGGTGTTGATGAAGATTGCCTTCAAGCAGATGGGTATCGAGAATGCGTTGGAGAAAATGAACGAGATGTTCCTGCGCATTATCGAGAATCGCGTTACCCATCCGGTCTACATTTGGGGGACGATGCCCGACGGCACCCCAATCGAGACCGTGCTTACCCCCGAAGTAATCGGCGGGTATTACCGCAACCGCGTGCGCTTGACGGCTTCATTGCCTACCGATGAACCGGCGGTGACGGCGATGTTGACCGCTTTGGTGCAGCTAGGCATCCTGTCCAAGCGGGCTGCGCGCGATGTCATCCAGCAGACTTTCCGTGACCTGGCCCCGCAAAGCTTGAAGCAGGAGGAAGACCAAATTCTCATCGAGACCCTGTTGGAGATGCCCGCCATCAAGAATGCTTTGATGTGGGATGCTGCACAAGAGGCCGGTTTGCCCATTGTTGAGGAATTGATGGGCCAGCAAGGGCAACAACCGCGACAGGGCGCAATTTTCCAGGCGGGGGCAGAGGCCGGGCTACCGGCTCAGACTTTCCCCTTCCGCATTGCGGGAAGGCAAGAACCCACTACCCCGGATATAGTTAGGCGCTTGGCTCAGGTAACTTTGGGGGCACAAGGCGGCTCGCCTAACCCGCCGCCGACTGCCAGCCCAATGGGGCCAGAGTTACCGACCGAAGTTGAGGAATGAACCTACCTTATGTAGTTAACAGCACTGCAAAACAACTTCACAAGTATCGGAAGGCTATTCGGCGTACCTTCCGCCCGTCGCCTGACCAGATTCGGGTCTTGACGCCCGAAGAACAGGTGCGTCGCTTCCTGTCTTTGACGATGGACGACCTGGAAAATATCAGGCGACAGCGGGGGACGACCGAATTGATGCGTTACGTCTTGGCACAATTAGAAAATCTGAAGGCGTTGAGAAATGCTGTATGAGGATGGTGGGGGGAGAAAACCCCGCAAACGTAAACCCCGCAAACCTAAAGTCCCAACCTATCCGAAAACTCTTGGGCCTGGGCAACCCGAATATCCGGGCGAGTATAAGCCTCCCCGCCGCACAGGTATTCCTCCCGGCCCTTGGGGGCCAGGTGGAGAGGAGGGCCAGGTAGGGCTAGAACAGAAGCCGCCTGTGCCGCGCCCTTCCGCCCGCGTTGGTGACCCAGGTGGGCCGGGGCCTGCTGCTTGGCGTTATCAATTCTATCTTCAGCACGGGCGTTGGCCCAACGAACAGGATTACGAGGATTATAAGTGGTCGCTGGATTTCCAGCGGCTATATGGCCGTCCGCCTTCCGAAGAGGACTGGAAGGCCCACTGGTTTGCCTCACAAGGAGGCGGCGGTGGTGGAGGCGGAGGGGAAGAGCCTAAACGCCCGGAAACCATCGGCGAGATTTTGCACAAACTTCTCTTCCCCGAAGAGTATCAGCTTCCTGTCTATATGCGAGACTTCGGGCGCTATATCGAGGAGTTGTTAACCCAAAACCCGGAGTTTGCGATTGCGCCCCCGAAGTTTAATGAGCAAGGGGAGTTGATACCTCCCACAGAGGAGGCTGCTGAAAAGCCTCTGGAAGAGTTCGAGAGTGTCGAGGCTTATGCCCAGGCTTGGAATGAATTTCTAGAAACATTGAAAACTTTGTCCCTGGAAGAGCAGCAATATTATCAGGGTTTGCGTTATTCCCCGGAGACGGGGTGGTATCGTAGCGGGGCTGTCCCCCTGTTACCACATCCGGAGTATCTGTAATGCCTGACCGTTGGGCAGTTCTGGAACAGAAGATAAAACAAGAACCTGAAACTCTTCCTCCTCAATATCGGCCTTATAGCTGGTGGGAAGAGTATCAAAAGAAATATACCAAACCGAAACCGGAACCTAAGCCGGAGTATAAGGTTGAAGACCTTGAGTGGTGGGAGTACGACCGTTATGGTCGCGCCCCTGAGCCACAGGTGAAGGCTGCCCCACCTACTCCGGTTACGCCACCTCAGCCCCAATTCCAAGAGCCGCCCTTCAACCCCTATCTGGACGACCCCCATTTGTCCGCGTGGGACAAGATTAAGATGGGGTTGAACCATTGGATAGACGAGTTAGACCAAGGTAAACAAGACATCAAGAGCACTGCCGAATTGGTTCAGCAATTGGCGGTAGAACAATTTCGTCGTCCGACCCTGAAGAGGGCAGGACGGCTAGCTTGGGAGACGGGTAAAGGCTTCCTTAAGCTGGCAATTACCGGATTTACCAAGGTAGCTGGGCCTGTGGCCAACCAGTTGGCTTACCTTCACGAACGGTTCAATGGTAAGCTTTGGCGGGATAGCGTTTGGGTGAAACCCAAGCCCCGCTTTGAACATCGGGGGCTAACCATTCGGGAAACCACGCAGCAAGCCTTAGCGCGCGTTTGGGGTCAGGCAGTCTCGCGCGAGCCTATTGAGTATGATGAAGAAGAGATAGCCAAATATGGACGCACGCCTAACGAGTGGTTGAAGCGCGAGTATGGAGATGACCCTGAGAAATACCGCAAGGCGCAAGTTGCGGCTCAAGAGCTTGACCGCATAAGTTTTAGCCTTGCCCCCGACCCGGAGAAATTCCGGGAGGGTATTCGCCGCATTGTGGACAAGGGCGAGCCAGTTGATGAGGTCTTGAAAGATTTGGAAGACCCAATAGTTGAGGCCGTGATGCAAGCTTCGCCCACTGAACATTCCACAAGCGGCGGCCCCTCACTGGATTACAACCCTGCGGCGACAGCGGTTGGCTAAGCTTACCGAAACTCCGGTAGATGAAATTGCCGACCGCACGCAACTGGCGAAGGCTATCAATCAAATTGGTGGACTTGGGCGCACTCGCCATACTCGTATTCACAAGGCTATCGAGTTAGTTCACGACCGCTTGGAAGCGGCTCTAACTGGCGTTCACAATTGGGATGAAGTTGAGGATATTCTAAGGAATTGGGGACACACCGAACGCGGCCTCCCGTTGAATCATCAGCAAAGTCTATCGGGCCGCGTTGTGCAGTGGTTCCTGAACAGTGAAGATACCCCTCTGGATGAGATTATAGAGAAGGCCAAGCAGACGTTCGCCAAAACCCAGGATTGGAACGAGGCACGCGATGTCATAGTTAAAGGCATTCGAGATGCTGCGGTGAGACAAGCCCCTAAGCTGATGCCCGGCTGGGTTTGGCGGATGGAAAGTAAGCTAAGCGAAGTTTCTCGTTGGGGTAAGCGCGCCTACTCTGCGCTCTTCCTGGGCTGGAACCCGCAGTATCTGATTAACAACTGGAAAGACAACCTGATTAACATCATTCTCGACCTGGGCCGGGGCGATGATGGCCTTTCGTGGGCTGAGCGTTTCTTACTCAAGCACGATAAGGCGCGGGAATTCTTCATTAAGCACGTTGGCGCTACCCCTGAGCGCTTGGCTCGCGGTTTTGGTGAAACATACCAGACTGGCGTGAAAATACCGGAGGGCCGACGCCTTATTGATGCCCTACGCGAAAGAAAGTGGCGGGAAGTCGCTCAGCTTCTGAAGCGCGATTTCATTCACGGCCCTACCCTTATTCAATCGGGTCAAGTCGAGCGTAGTGCTTCAGCTATCGCTACCTACAAGGCATACAAAATTCATTGGACGAAGAACTGGACGCCTGATGCATACAAGTTGCCTGATGAGCTTGCTGCCCGGCTTGAGGCAGTTAGCCCACGTTTACGGGCAATTATCGAGAACTTACCGGCTACGTGCTATGGAATTGACGATTTGGAGAGGGCCGTAGCCGATGTCGAACGGATGATAAAAGCGGAGGCTGTGGGCACACGGGCTGCTTACAGCGTGCGCTTTTATATTCAACAGCTTCCCAAAGACCAACGAACGCTTCTCCTCCAGCGTGAAGATATACTCGAACTTCTCGAAACCGGCCTGAAGAAAGCGAAAACCGATGCCGATGTAGACGAAGTTTTCGACGCGGTACGCAAGCTGCTTGATGCCGACCTCGAAACCGTTCTTCGCCACATTCACGAACGCGACTTGCAAACCGTGGGTTGGGCACACCAGACGGTGGACTTGTTACGGGCACGTGAGCCGTTCACCCACTCGTATGATGATATGCCTCACGTGGCCGAAATGCTGGAAAAGAACACCCACGACTTTGATGTTTTGGCAACTATCGCGCGGCAATCAAACACCAGCCTTGACGCCCTGATGAGGCCGATGACCGATGCCGAATTCAAGGCCATCAAGGAGGGCGTGTCGCCGTCTGAGTTGTGGCAAGTCTTGGCAGAGGAACACCCGGTCTTGACCAAATTCTTCCCCAACGAGGGGGCTGTCAATGCCTGGGATGTGGCGGATGGGGCAGAAGAGATAGTCCGGGCTACATCCCTTCAGCCCGAAGGGATGATTACCAGCCGGGACAAGTTCTGGTATGTTTACAAGAGATTACTGCCTGCGGGTCGAAAGGCCGTCCGAAAAGACAAGGAAATTCGCCTGGCCCTGAAGACGCCAGGACTTTCGCCTGACGCCTGGGATAACGTCGCTGAGAAGATTACCAAATTCGCTGAAGAACACCCCGAATGGGTGTGTCCAGACGAGTATCTGGATGAGCTTCAGGAGGCTATGGAGGTCGCTGCGCACTATATCTGGTATAAGAAAGACCCGCAGCGCTGGATTGATTGGGCCAACAGCGACCATCACATCGAACGCCTCCCCAGCGATTTACCCAGCCCTTATGATTTACAGAAGCTTGTTTACCCCCGTTTGACTGCGGCTCTCGATACAATCAAAGCGAGAGTGCGCAAGACAATGGGGGTGGAGGAGGCTTGGGAAGTCCCACGACCTCTTCTGGAAGAATGGAAGAATTGGGTGGAGACTACTCTCAAGCCTGAGATGCGGGCCACTATTTATACTACGCTGCGACAAGCCATTGCCGCACGTGACTTTGCCATTCTGGACTATGGCGACCGCACATACCTCGACCTGTTCTTGGGCCTGGCTTTCCCTTATGAGATTTGGCCCGTCCACAACTTCGGGCACTGGATTGTGCGGTTAATTCAGTCGCCTGCTATAATGGCGAACTACTATCGCTACCAGCAGGCGATGGAAAAGATTAACCGTGACCCGCTTGTGCCCAGCCGGTTGAAAAAGTGGACGCCGATTGGGACGTGGGCGCTCATCAACGAGGTCTTAGGCTATCCGGCCAAAGTATATATCAGGCCAGAGCGCGATGCTTTACCTCTGGAAACCATCCCGTTCTTGGGTGAGACTTTCCTGCCCGGTCGGTGGGGCGACATTGGGCGTGGTCGGGAGATTCTCCTTATAGATAACATCCTGAGTGCCAACCCCGCTATCCAAACCGCCGTTTACGCCATTAACGCAATGCTGCCCCACATCGAGAAACATCATCCCGGACTTGCGCGCGTAATCAAACGCTACTTACCCGCGTCGCACGTCTTCATAGATGGTTCGTGGTGGTCTATGAACCGGGGTATTCGGGGTGGTTCAATCATCTTCCGGGACTTACTTAAGCAGATGGGCATTGATGTCCCGCCTGAAGGTCTTAACCCCGAAGGCGCAATTCGGGATGTTTTAGGGCTGCCTCGTGTTTCGCTGGGCGTATTGGCGGTATCAGTGGTTGGCTAACCTGGCTGGTACAGGGGCCATCACCGAAGAGGAAGCGTGGGAGGCATTCAAGACGAAGAAAGGCCCCGCTTGGGATTTGGCCGTTCAGTATGCAGCCCGTCAGGTGGCTGTGCCTAGTGCGTGGAGTTGGTCTGGTTTGCCTCACGCTTTCGGGATAGGTAACGTCAAGTTCTATCCTGAGCCTGAGATGACAATGCGGGGCATTGGCCAAATCTACCGCATTGCCCGGCAGAAGTATGAACAAGGCGACCGCAATGCCCTGAAGGAATTCTACGAGGTTTACCCTGAATACCGCTTGCGCCAGCTAGCTTTTGGTTATTGGGATGTTGCGTCGGGCAAGATGACGCCCGAAGAGTGGGAGGAAATCGTCAAGCTTCAGGATGCTGTTCAAGACGCTTATAGGGAAAGAGGCTGGCTGGAAAGGCAATGGGTTGAGGCACAGAAACTCTACCCTATTGGGACGCCAGAATACGAGCGCGCTCGTGATTACTTTGCGGAAAAGCGGCGGGAATGGTGGGAGAAAAACGATGAGATTCTAGACAAATGGTATAACTACCTGGAAAGAAACCGCAAGCAGTATTTGGAGTGGCGCGATGGCCCCAAGGCGCAAGCAATGCGGACTTTCCTTGACAAGTGGTATGCTGCCAGCCCGGAGGAAAAGCAGCGAATGCTGGCAAACCTCCCACGCACGATGGAGGATGTCGCCAGGGAAGTTCGCAGTTCGCTAGAGCCTCGCTTGTTTACGCGGGATGAAATCCTCCGCTTTATGGCCCGCAACGATGACCCGGTTGATGCGGTTTACCGGGAGTTGAACAACCAGGTTGCTCAGGCGTGGGACTTGTTCTATGACGATTACTTCAGCCGGAAGTATCCCGATTTGGTGGACGAGTATGCCGCATACCTGGCGCTAGAATTCCCCGATAACATCCGGTATAGGGAAGCCCATCCTGAGTTAGACAAAGCCCTCAAAGAGTTACAGGAGTATAAGAACTCCATCCTGGAAACCAAGCTCGATGTAACTAACCCGGAGTTTAAGGAACGCATTCTGAAGCTTCACCCCGATTGGAGGGGGACGGAGAAAGAGAAAGAGTTAGATGAGGTAATTGCCAAGACGCCCATCTTCACGGTTGCCGAATACACCGACTTGAAGCACAGCGACCGGGAGATGGTCATCAGCCTTCTCTGGCGATTCTGGAATTCACTCGACCCGAAGTCTTTGGCGCGCAAGCGGGTTAAGGAAGTCTTCGGCCCTCGCTTCACCGAACTCTTCCTAGGGCAAGAATACAACCAGATTTCTGACCAGGAGTTGGCCCTGTGGTTGCAACTTCTCCCAGCAGATTGGGAGGAGAAATTGCCTCCGGGCCGGAGACCGCCTTTCGGCACAGGCCCCATTTATATGCCCGATTCTGTCCGCGAGTTCAAAGCTCGCGTTGGGGATGAGTTAGGGCCTTGGGTGCCGCCTGAGCCTCCAACGCGGGAGAAATATGCTTATCAGCCTACGGCTCGCAAGGGTGCGGAGGGCGAATATATTTCCGAAGAAGAGGCACGGCGGGCTGCGGAAGAGGCGGCTGCTGAGGCAAAAGAAAAGCTGGAAGAAGGTGTAGAGAAATATACGCCTCCCACCAAGGAAGAAGAGGAAGAATATCAGCAGGCATACCAACTTCTTCAGCGCGCGCTGAATGGCGAGACAGATTTGTGGGATGACCCGCTCTTGAAGAAATACTTCCCTCCCAATTCTCCATCTCGCCGCTTTTGGGATTTCTATTACGAGAGTGTACCGCCCGGCAAGTTAGGAGATTGGGCGAGGAATAACCCGCTGATTGCAACGATTCTTGAACGGTCGGTCAGGGAATACCTGGACGACCAGATTTACCTGGATGCCATCCAGTGGTTGATTGACGAATTACCACGTCATGACATCGGCGACCCTGCGGAATATAAACAAGCAAGGGAGGAGAACGAACAGTTCTGGTCTCTCCTTACGCCAGAGCTTGAGCCTGTTTATAACGCCTATCGCGCTCTTCCCCCTCGAAGCAAAGAACGGCGCGAATTCCTCAAGGCCCACCCCGAACTCCTCGCCCTGTTCGATGCTTGGGAAGAGTTCAAGAAAACTCACCCCATCTACGTCAAATACTATGACCCCGATTGGGTGCCACGCGAAGCCCGTCGGGGAGGCGGAGGTGGGGGAGGTCGTCGTGGCTATTGGAGCCGTGGCCGAAGTGGAGGTCGCGGAGGGTATAGCCGAATGTCGTGGCAGGAGTTCGTGATGGACGCAGGCCCGCTTGTGATGGGCGAGCTAATCAACTACTGGTTTGGCCGCGCGGCACTATCACAAGGGGCGCGCAACGTCTTGAAGGCGTTGCACCGCAAGTATGGCGGCGGAATGGACTTTGAGGAGTGGCTGCTATACTTACGCCGCCTGTTCAGTCGGTTTGGCTCTAGGGCATTCCGGCGGCCACGTGCGCCTAGGGCAACAATACCAGCAGTGGGTGCGCCTCGTGTGACGGGGCGTGCGCGCTGGCAGTTAAGGAGGTAAACAATGGCAGAGGAGAAGCTCGAAGGACAGGCCCCTGAGAGTTCCCAAGAGGAGGGGATGTCTCAGGAGAAAACCGGGGTTGCTGAGAAGAAAGCGATGCCCGAAAAGCTGGTTCCGGCGAGCGACCTCGACAAACTCCGCTCAATCAAAGACCGCGAAGTCGCCCAAGCCAAGAAAGAGGCTGAAGAGGCGCGACAGGCGTTGGCCGCTCTCCAAGAGCAGATGGCCCAACAGAAGGAGTTGTTCGAGGCGAAGCTTAAACATCTGGAGGAGAAGATGGCCGGGCTGTTGGGCGAAGCTCAGCCTGCTCTGGAGGAGATTCGGCGGGCCTCGCGCCTTCAGCAAGCCATCGCCCGTTATCGCCAGAACTGGCCAGAAATTCCGCCCGAAGTATTTGCCGAATGTCGGACGGAAGACGAGGTAGATGCCGCTGCTTATAAGTATCTTAAGCAGCTTGTAGCTGAACGACAAAAACTGGAGAAGGAGATGGCAAAGGCAACGGGGACGAAGCGCGGTCTTGGCTACGTCAGCGGAGGGCCTTTAACGGGAACCGCTATGCCCTCCGACAAGGACAAACTCGCCAAGATGCGCGAGGAAGTCAAAACCAAGGGAGTGGACAGGGGCTTAGCTTTCTTGCTGGCCACTGACCCCACCTTGCGGAAAAAGGAAGAGGAGGGCACCAGTACTAAAATATAGTAGGTGAGAGGGAAAAATGGCTCTAGGGACTGTTCGGGTTGGCCCTGAGAGCACGTTCGCGTCGGAGTTGGCTGGCCTTCAGCCCATTCGGTCTCTCGAAGACCATCTCGATATGATTTGTCCCGATGATTATCCTCTCCTCACGACCGTCGGTTTGGGGAGTGGTGGCGCTGTGCATAATCTCAAGTACGAGTGGCAGGAGGACACCCTTATCCCCTTAGAGGATGCCCTCAATGGCGCAGTTAGCGCAACCACCACCAAGCTGACCGTTGACCACGGCGGGTACTTCCGCCCTGGCGATGTCCTCCTCATCGAGGACGAGCTTGTGTGGGTGAAATATATCGAGGGCAATGACCTCTATGTGAAGCGCGGCTTTGCCGGTACGACCGCTGCAACCCACAACGATAACACTGCGGTCTATAACGTCGGTAATGCCCAGCTTCAGGGTAGTGCCCCCGGTGCTGCTCGCAACGTTGAGATTGCACAGTACTACAACTATCCCCAAATCTGGTCTGAGGATGCAGAGATTTTCATCGAGGACACTCAAATCGAGTATCACGGGATGTCCGGGGCTGAGCTACTGAACTATCGTCTTGATAAGCGCCTCCGCGAGATGTATCAGGCTATGGAGAGGTCTCTCATTTACGGTCGGCGAAATGCCCCCTCCACCAATGATGAGCCTTATGCATCTGGCGGGCTGGCAACGTTCTTGGCAACCAACCTGACCGACAAGTCCGGTGCAGCCTTGGAGGAGAAGGACTTAATTGATGTCCTGGAGAGTATCTTCAAGGCTTGCGGTGCTTCCTATGTGCCTGACCTGATGGTGTGCAACACCTGGCCCAAGCGCAAAGTTACCGCTTGGTATCGTGGTCTTATCACGACTGAGCGGGCAGAGCGCGTGGGTGGTGCTCGCATTGACCGCATCGAGACCGACTTTGGCGACCTCGATATTATGATTGACCACCTGGTCAAGCCCGATGAGTTGTACCTACTGCGGACGGAAGACCTTTCGTCCGTGACCTTGGGCAACCTGGGCCTGACTGAGTGGGATGCCACCATTCCGGGCAAGGCACATCAGGCACGCCGGGCTTATGGTGTTTACGGTTGGAAGGTCAAGAACGAGAAGACGATGGCCAAGATTTACAACTTCTCGACGACCTCGTAGCTCTCAGGCCACGGAAAGGTGTAGATTCGCCAGGGGAGGCGAAGGTTACTTCTTACTCGCCTCCCCCTACTACCCCATAGTCTTGGGAGGAACGGAGGGTGAAAAATGGGTAGGTTCTTGAACATCAAGCGTGAGACTGAGATTAAAACCGATTGCGTCGGCCTCAACCAGGCGAACATTGCAGACGGCCAAACTGTGTGCATTGGCCATTGGGCTAACCCTGCTGGTGTGGACGTGATGTTGGTTGGCGTGTCCATCATCTTTGGTGCCGACATCCATCAAAAGGCTGACGGTCAATACTCCAAGCAGGAGTATAAACTGTATGACCGCAAGGATGATGGCAGTGGCACCACGCAGGTTGGCTCGACCATTGACAACAACAGCGGCGACCTGGAAGACGACATCGAGCACGACTTCGGCGCATTCGGCTATGTGCTGAACGCTGGGTATGTGCTAGGCGTCGAGGTGACTTGCACCGACCAAAGTACGTCCGACGAGCAGAAGCCCGCAGCTACCTTGGTTGTGCGGTACATTGAGTGGCCGAATGTGTAATGACAACTGAATAATCGGGGAGGGGGTTTAGTCCCCCTCCCCAACTATGGCACAGGAGGGAAAGATGGCCAAAAAGAAACAATCACTTCCGGTTTTAATTGTTACTCAGGGGCGAATGCTCAAGGTCGAAATCGGGCCTCGCACAGATGAACACGCTTATCCTCTTTATCTTCAGTTCTTCCCTTGGGATGTTCCGAACCCCAGGGAGGGTATCCAGTGGTGTCAGATGTCATTGACGCCACAAGAGTATGCGAAGCTCATAGAGGGGCGCGAGGTCTACCCCGGCTTTGAGACGTATGACAAGATGGTCGAGACTTTATTGTCTCGCCCGGAGTATTTGTGCGCGTGCATCATCTGCGGTAAAATGTTTGAATCGCTAGATGACTTGCGCGAGCACTGGAAATCGCACGAAGCTTTAATTCAGGCTTTGAAAACCACGGAGTAGTGAGGGAGAAAAATGGCTGTGACAAATCTAGATACGCTTAGTCCCCTGAAGGGTAGAGTAATTATAGATAGCAACGGCATTCGACTGGCTGCCGGGGCGTGTACCGTCTACCGGCTTGTCGTCCGTGCTAAGGCTTTGGCAAGCGGTTCTGCTACTCTGAAGATTTATGACGCCACGTCCATCACCGGCACGCCGGTTATGACGTGGGTGACCAACAAAGCGGGCGCAATCTTAAAGGTGCGCTTCCCCGCTAATGGTCACAAGTTCGCCAACGGCCTGCTGTTTGTGTCGGCCAATTCAGGCGAGGAGTTTGAGCTTCTGGACATCTTTGCCGTTCAACCATAATCGGAGGTGACAAATGAGGGCACGCCCAAGGACGCTGGCCCAACTGGTTGCCACCCTTGGAAAACGCCTGGAGGACACGGCACATCAGCGTTGGCCGCAGGAGGAAAAGGAGGAGGCTATAAATAAAGCCATCCAGCTTGCCTGGCCCTCCTGGTACGATGTCGTAATAGTCAAGGACACAACCTACGACTATCAAACCTATGAGTATGATTTACCTTATGGGGTGGAGGACGTTTTCGCCGTCTACGTCGAACCGGCCACCCAGGGCAAATCGTGGCATCGTCTTCGGGCCTGGCACGTGGAAGGCGATGTGCTCTTCTTGCACGAGACGTTAGGCAAAACGTATGATGGCAAGAAGATGCGTCTTGTGTGCATTACTCCTCCTTGGGAATTATTCCCGGCGGGCACGGCAGACGGCACGGATGGCTCAACCACCGAAGGGCAGTCTACCTTCACCTCGTCTAGTTCGACCTTTATTACGGATGGGGTGGAGGAAGGCGATGTCTTGTTCATTAAGTCAGGTGCTAACAAGGGAAAGTATCTAATCAAATCTGTGGACAGCGAAACACAGTTGACTATCTATGGAACTTTCCCCGCTACCGCCGATAACCAGTCGTTTGCCGTGAACTGGAAAACTACCGTCCCCGAAGGATACATTATCCATCGTGCGGCGGCCAACCTGTTTGAGTTGTCCGGGCACAAGGGTGCAGGGCAGGATATTACGGAAGATATGGAATGGGCGCAATACCACGCACAGATGGCTGAATACATTATGGAAAGGCAACAGCGCCCGTTCCCGCCACGGAGAGACTAATGGCCAAGCGTCAACGACTTCGGATAAAAGACGTTAAGTTTCCTCATCTCCGGGATGGGGAGAAAATAGTTATCTCTGTCCCGGTGCAACAACCGAAGGAGAAAGAACGCCCCAGGCCACCCGCGCGGAGGTAAGATGAGGCAAGGACACATTCTAGGGCAAGGCACGAATACGCCTACGCGCTATGCTGTCTGCTTCCAGGTGGACGCCGACAAATACCTGAAACACGTCAGCGTTCCTTTGGCCCGGCTGCCTTGCGGCGGTACAACCGAACTCAGCGTTTTACGCTGGGAGTTGCGCGAGGGCACGGCGGCAACCGTTGCTGGGCTGAATGGGTCAACCAAAATTACTGAAGGGACGTGGACGTTTAACAATGATGATGTTTGGCCCCCGTATTGTATGATTTGGAAAACGGCGGTCTTCCCCGACCCCGTTTTATGCGAGGCCGATAAGTATTATTTCTTCGTTGTCTACTCAGGGGCAGACAGCCAAAACTTAAAATACTGTGCGGCCTGGTATGATGTTGGCTACAACACTGACGACCCTGACCTTGTTTCCTTCAAATACGAGGGGGGCTGGTCACAGATTTCCGGTTGGGACTTAGCCCTCCTCGTTAACGATGACCAGGCGGGCGTCAAGTATCACGTGGTTGTGGACGGCGTAGGTTATATGACGCCCCATAACCTGCGGAGTTATAGCTGCCAACTTGCCTCGCAGTTTGGGGCCGGACTACGCGGCGGAATGGAGAAGCACTCCGACCTTACTTACCCCTACTCATCCTTCTCCCAGGATACCTGGAAGCACGGGATGGGGTGGGAATACTTTGAAGACCCGGAAACTATGCGTTTCGGGTGGAATCTCGACTGCCGCGTAGAACATCAGGCCATCCTTGGGCCGGAGGCCAAGCTGACGGTCACCGACACAGCCTGGCCCTATCACATCTCCGACAAAGGCAAGATGATTGGCTTGCCCTGGACGGAGAAGGGCCAGAACGTTAAGTATATTGCACAGCAGTTTTCTACCGACCAGGTTGTGCGTTACCTGACTGTGCGCGTGCGCCGCACGCCTATCGCCCACGCACATACGCCTAACCTGAAAGTCGCTTTATATAACGACAATGGAGATAAGCCTGGCACTAAAATCGCTGAAGTAGACATCACGGGAATGACGGGCTGGGCTTTGCGCTGGGAGAGGGCGGACATTGCCGATTACACTCCCAGCGGCACGGAAAAACTGTGGCTCGTTGTTTACACAGACGAGGATTTCACTCAGCCATACTTCGAGGTTGTGGCCGACCCGGAAGCTGGATATAGTGGCGGTAAGTGTATGTATTCGGCGGATGGTACCAACTGGACAGATGTGTCTAGCGAATACAGTCTCCAATTCCTTGTCAACTGGAATTTGTGGCCCGATGAGGAGGCTTTCTTCGCCGAATACAACGGGACACTTTATGTCGCCTGTGGTGAGACTATCTGGAAATGGAGTGAAACTGACCAAAAATGGTATGGTATCAAGACATTCTCCGGGCAAGTTGCCACATCAATGATTGTCTTTGACGATAAGTTATGGGTGGCATATGGCGACGGCAAGAACGTTGCCTATTATGATGGCACAACCTGGGTGGATGACGCTGGGTATAAAGCACACATTTTCTTCATAGGAAAGGGCTACTTATGGAAATCTAATGGTGATAACACCATCAACTATTCCAACAATGGGACAAGTTGGAGTAGCCCTATTGCTGTGGGCGACAACACGTCCAAGGTAACCGGCTTCACTTTGTTCAATGACGTGGTTGTCGTCAGCAAGGAAGACGGTTTGTGGTATATTGACGATGACTGGCTGGCCCACAGCTACTTCAGTTACGAAGACCAAAAGCACGAGACCAACGGCAAATACATTAAAACCTGGTCGGATAACGTATACATCAACATTCTCTCTGGCCTCTGGCGCTGGACGGGCAGTTCGGTTACAATGGTTGGCCCCGACCGAAGGGCAGGCTTACCTAAAGGGTTTGAAGGCCCGGTAACTCACCTGGTTTCGGCGGCCAACTGGTTATTTGCAGCCATAGACAGCGAGGGTTCAGGCTGGTCGCACATTCTGGCCTACAACGGCATTGGCTGGCTTCCGCTTGTTAGCGGGTTTACTCACGATACGCGCATCCGGGGAATGACCTTTACCAGCACCATAGGCAACGAATTGCGCCTGTGGTTTATGGACGCACAGCACATTCGTTACGTGAAATTTTCGCCCACTACCGAAAACCACTACGATTGGGAGGATGCGCGCTATGAATTCTTCGGCTTGCTGCGGACGCCTTGGTGGAATGGTGGATTGTATGCGGCTAAGAAATATTTCAACGAAGTAACCGTAGAAGCTGATGTACCAGAGGGCACGTGGATTGACGTTTATTATCGAATCAACGGCGAAGACACACTGTATTACCTGGGGACGATTTCTCAGTATTCTGGCACTAATACCCTCCACTTTGGCGACGAAATCGAGGCTACGAGTATTCAGTTGGAGTTTCATTTCTATACCACCGATAACACCAAGACGCCGCGCTTGCGCAGCTACAACGTGGAGTGCTTAGTGCGTCCTGAGCCTGCTTATGTCCATTCAGTTACGTTGACCATCGCCGATGACTTAGAGCTAATGGACAGAACGCATTGCACTCGCAGCGCCGAAGAATTGTTAGAACATCTTAAGATTGCAGCAGCCAAGCCCGAACCCATCTTGGTCTCCTTCCCCTGGACAACTATCCGGGGCTGGATTTCGGCCTTGGTTTGCCAGGTCAATCAGTATAAGGAACACGGCGAACCCAAATGGGAACAGTTTGTTAATCTCAGCATTGTCGAGGCATAATGGACTTACCTCGTTATCCCCGGTTTAAGAAAGGCGAAAGGCCAGATATTCCTCGTGGTACTCGCCTCGCCCGCGTGGGCCTGACCGAACGGGAAGCGTTATCGGCAGGGCCGTTTGAAGCCTCTGCCGCTGAAAGGGCAGTCTATGGCTGGCTTCAACGTCATAACATCCCGTTCGCATTTCAGGTTCCGGTGATGGGCGGGCGTTTGATTCCTGGCGGGGCTGTCCTGGACTTTGTGATTTATCTCTCCCTTCCTCCCCTCGTCATCCGCGTTCAGTCATACTGGCATACTGACCCCGCCCAGGTAGAACTCGACGCCCTCCAAAAGGCCGTGCTTGAACGGGAGGGCTTTAGGGTCGAGGACATTTGGGAATGGGAAACGATGGATTATGTCCAGATGTCCCGACGCTTGTTTGAAATCATCTTCGGCTATGTGCCCCAAACGGCACCGATGCAGAAGACCTTCAAGCCCTGTCCTTATTCTTTTGACGAGGTTTGCCCTGACTGATGGCTACGGTTTGTGACATTCTTAAAAAGCTTGAATTTCAAATTGATGATATTTACAAACGCCTGGCTGCTATTGGCGTGCGAGACACCACAGGCGAAGGGCAATTCACCGGCGCTTTGTGGGAAGTTTCTGACGACCAGATTGCCGTCTGGTCTAAAAACACTACACGTCCTCTCAGTTTCGAGGGCAGCGGCAAATGGGCGCGCCTGAAAGCGGGCCGGATTGAGGCGTATGGTGACGCCTTTGAGTTCAAATCCGGCGCGTCAGGCGCGCGCATTCTTATAGACAGCCAGGGCTTGCGCCTGTACAGCGACACAGAAGAGACTGTTAAACTTGACGCTACTACGGGCGATGCAACCTTCAAGGGCACGATTCACGCCAGCGCAGGTGATATAGCTGGCTGGACAATTGGCGCGGACAAGTTATACAAGAACAACGCCGAACTGCGTAGCAGCGGCGAACTCGTCTTAGGGACAGGCAGCGAGATAGTCTTCCTCTCTGCTGTGAACGATACCTTCCGCCTGTGGGTTGGAGATGAAAACCCCACCGATGCCCCATTCAGCGTCCAGAAGACCGGTCATCTCTATTCCAGCAAAGGGCAAATCGGCGGTTGGACAATCGCTGAAACTTATCTACAAGGCGGTGGCATTAAGCTGGATGCAACCCAGGCTAAAATTGAGGTTGGTTCAGGTGCTAACATCGTTATTGATGGCACCAATAAGCTTATTAAAACCTCGAACTTCTCTAGCGGTATACGTGGCTGGCAAATTAACTATGACGGAAACGCTGAATTTAATAACGTCCTCTTGCGTGGTGAATTACAAGCTACTGTCTTACGTCTGAATGTGGCCCAATGTTTGGGCAGTCTTTTCTATGTAATGCCTGCCACGAAGCTAATTGCCGATGTCAGCCCAACTGATACTACGATTGATGTCGCCGATAACATTTTTGAAGCAGGCGATTATATTTACCTTCACCCCGCTGCTGACCGGACTGAATGGATGAAAATTACTGATAATGGGACATCCATTAGCGGAGGCTATCGTTACTCCGTTACCCGCGATTGTGATGGTGGTGGGGCCGATAGTTTCTATAAGGATGAGGGTGTCTTAAATACCGGCCAGCGCGGAGACGGCTGGATTGCCCTTGTTGGTGGTTTTACTTACCGACCCAACCGCATAGACATTGTTAAACGCGAAGGTTTCGCTCATTATGATTGGACAACTAAGGTCAGCCTGGGTAATTTAAGTGGACTTTCCCACCCCCGCTTTGGGTCGCTGAGTGGTTATGGTTTGTTTGCCCAAGATGGTTACTTTACGGGCAAACTCCACGCAGCTAGCGGTAATATTGCAGGTTGGGAAATTACTGCTGACCGCATTCGTGGTAGTCAAGCATACTTAATGGACAACCACAATGCGCACCCTTACCCTTCTTATGCTCTTGTTACCGTCGGGTGTTTGGGCCGCTGCCAGTTAGCTCGCTGGCTAATTGAGGGGGAAGACAGCGTTCTGTCCGAATTCTATCACCGGACGGATGGCGTGTGGCTGCGACACTTCGATTACATTGACCGCAGCAATTGGACGTGGAGTGCGGATTGGAATGACAGTCATCGCACTACACACGGGCAGGATGAATACGGCAGCACGGGCCGTCATATGAATGACGCCTTCGCCTATCGCTACCATTATACAACTGAACCTTACTATTGGGAATTATTGGGCTACCAACGGTGGTGGTTTGACCAAGGTGGACACTACACCGTCTACATCGAATACAATGATGGCTATGATTATAGTGACAACGAGAAATGGTATTACGATAGTATTTTCTGCTTCCGCCACCTTGTAGCTCATTGGATTCACCACGCAAAGAATTCAAGCACGGAGAAGGCCGAAGAGTGGCATTCAGCTAAACAATTCTATGAGACATACCCGGCAGGTACGCGCTGGGATGACTTAACGGGGCTAGACAATGCAGCTAGAGCACGAGGACTAGCCAATGTTGCTGTTCTCTATGCGACAAAATACTACTACACTAATAGCACATCTGACCGGGACGAATGCACCCAACTGATTGATGATGTTAACAACCATTATAGTGATTGGGGGCAATCATTTGGGTCGCCTCTAGCCACATACTCCTTGATTCTGGCCGCCTGGCTCATTGATAAATACGCAGGCACAAACAAGCTCAGCGATATTCAAAGCAATATGACATCTGAGCTTAATTATTGGCACGGGCAAGAGCCAGAAAGCGGCTACGTTGACGACAGCAAAGCAGAAAGCAACGCTTGGACAGCAGCAGCCCTGTATATTGGTGGCGCAGCCTACGATAACTCAACGTGGAAGGATGATGGAAAGAAGTGGGCTTACTTCACCTTCTGCTGGCCCAGCGACAGTTACGGCGGCCTAACCAATAAGCAGACCATTTACGATGATAGTTCCTATATCGAACTAATGCCCGATGGTATTATCGGGTGGAATAATACAACCAAAGAGTTCTGGATTAGTGCTGCCGATGGTAAAGGATATTTCGCGGGTGGCGATGCAATCCTTAGTGATGAAGGTATTAAATTAAAGGACACCCTGGTTATTCGTTACCAGCCCACCGGTACGGATGACGTAGATGTACGCGCCACCCTGTCCATTGTCCAACCTATCCCCACCGGGGACACCGACGGACATTATCGCGGTGTATTTGGTGTGGCCGAAAGCAATTTGGCTGATGTTAACTTCAACAAATGTTTGATTGGTGTCTTTGGTTATGCTTACCACGCCAGCCCCGGCACAGCGCACGATATTCACGGTGTTTACGCGGAGGTTAACAAAGAGGATGGTGCTGGAACAGTTGCGGAATCTGCCGCATTCTCTGCCTATTTCCTGAACAAGGGCGGAGAAGTTACCACCGGTTGGTTATTCCGTGGGGTGGCGTGCAGCAATGCCGGAACAATTGGGACGATGTATGGTTTGTATATCCCCACGTTGTCCGGCAATACGCGCTTTGCTATCTACACAGAAGGGCTTGATGATATTGTGCAATTCGGCGGCGAAGTGCGTATGCGCGGCGCTGATTTGCACATTAACTGGCTAAACGCACGACCACGCTGACATTCGTTTCCACGACCAGGGCGTAGATGATTGGGCAGCCATCCGCTTCGATAACGGCCACCTCTACTGGACAGAGGACAGCGGCAATACCTGGACACAATTTGGTGGGGGAGGTGGTGGAGGCGCACCGACCGACGCCCATTATGTGTTAACTCAGTCTAGCGGCGGCACATTACCAAATGAACACTTACTTCCGCAGATTGATGTCAACATCATACCTGACGCCGACCTAACACGCGGTTTAGGTGACGCTGCCCACCGTTGGGACAGCTTACACGTTAGCCACATTTGGGGCGGTGACCAATGCGTTTTCCTGGATGACACCAACAAGCGTATTGAGTTTTACGCTGATGGCGCAACCCGTGCTTACATCAATGCTAACGCCCTTGATTTAAGTCCACTGTCTACCCCCTCAATCTGGTTAGACGGTAACGACGAGTTCCGCTATGATAAAACCAATGACCGCTTTGTATTTTACATCGGCGGAACTGCTTGTGTATTTATTCACGCTCACGCTCTTGATTTAACTCCATTATCTACCCCCTCCATTTGGGTAGACGGTAATGATGAATTTCGTTATGACAAGTCCAATGACCGCTTTGTGACCTACATTGGTGGGACGGAAGGTTTGTATATTGGTAATGAATATATTGCCCGCGCTGGGTTAGAAGGACGTGTAGGTATTTTAGGTGGCGCAGGTTGGCGTGGTGCAGAAATCCAAGTCTTTGGCCCATCACATCCTAACCATCCTGGCTGCTTCTATCTCGACTTCGGCGATTATGGTGCGACTGCACCTAGCGGCGCACAAGGCTACGTGCGCTATCTAAATGACAGTAGTGCGACCACTATCTTTGAGTGGTTGAGCAATCAGGTCAAGTCGCACGTTGACTTTGATGTGTCGGGCAACATCACCGTTTCTGGCACAGTGGACGGTGTGGACATCGCAGCCTTTAAATCTTCGTATGATAGTCACGTTGGGGACGCCAATGCCCACCACGAGAAGTTCACTGCCGCTGACCACGATGCACGTGACCATAGTGCTGTGGCCGATACAATTGGTCTAAATGAGTTAGGTAATAGGCAATGTGACAGCGACCAACCAATATATTGGGGCGGAAATGACCTCTACATTGTTGGTAAACAAGGCAGCCCCGATATGTTAGACTTTTATACTGCTGGTTCGCTGCGGCTACGTATTCAGGATAACGATACTGTTTCGTGTCAGAACTTCTGGCCTTCGCCTGACGGAAGCTATACGCTGGGTAAATCTAACCGGCGCTGGACAGGCATTTATGGCCAGCATTTCTACAAGGCCAGCGGGTCGAATAACTACGAGTTAGGTGTTCATTATATTGACCCGACTTACGTGGATAGAGATAACTACGATGCCAACACCTGGTATACTGAAACGGCTCCGGATTCCGTTCCCTCTGGTGCAACAGCAATTTTGGTTAAAGTCACTATCCGGGACGGTGCAGCAGGACGTTATGTTGTAATGTGCCACCCTAACCAGTCTGGCGCAACCTATTGGTATCAGACAAACTGCGTTCGCACGCAAGTCGCTAACACTTACATAGACGGTGTATTTATTGTGCCCATTGATAGTAACCGTCAGTTCAAATGGTATAAAACCGTAGCCAACGGTAGTTACTTTAAATACGGAGTGTTTGGTTACATAATGTAGGAGGAGGGAAATGAAAAAACAAAAGAAAAAGCAACAGATTTTAGAGGAGACAGCACAACTTCTCGCTTGTGAGCCAAAGGATGTGCCCGCACGTGTGCGCACAATCCTGGACATTGTGCAACAACCCTGGGCAGTTGTTGCCATTACATTCCATCCTGACATAGACGCATTGCCTGTCGTGGCATATCAGGGCTTGCCCCCCGGCAAAGCGGGGTTGCGCTTGTTGCAGCGTAAGTTACTTGCGGTTGTTGGGGCAATCACTGACACGCTTGACCGTCTCGATAAACAAGAGCAGGCAATGCAGGAGGTCAACGATGAACGAGACACAGCTAGAACATCGTCTGACGAAAATCGAGACGAAGCTGGATGACCTGGTAGAATTGTATGAACAAATCAGGTCGAATGAACAAAAACATATGCTCATTCTTAGTCGTTGGCGCGCTTGCCCTTGGGGAGGGGGCAGCACGGATTCTTCCTGTGCTCCTCAAGGCGCTTGGCGGCTAGCGATGAGAAGGAGGGAAAACTATGTGGGAGAAAATTCGTGACTGGTTTAAGGAGAACAAGAGCGCGCTCTTCTTCGCCTTAGCCGTCATCGTTGCTATCGCCAACTACTTCGGGTTCAAAGAGTTTGAGCTTCCGCCCGAAGTTCTCACTCTCATTACCATCATCCTGGGCTGGCTCTTCCCGAAGGCGGCGAAGAAGGCACAAATGCTGTAAAGAAGAAAAGGGGGCGCTATGCCCCCAGCGCCCCCTTTTCTTTCAATACCTGCCTTGTAACCAGCAGGTCATACAGCGTTTGCTTTGCTTCTTCCCCCTCTAACTTCTCACGTATTACCAGGTAGGCCAGTAATCCCTCCTCTTTGTTAGGTGGCTTGAGGCTTTGAATGAACTCATCCGCCGCCTCTTTCTTCGTCACGAAGAGGTTTACTGCTACGTGATAGATGATGGGGGAAGCCGGTCTTCCCTCCATCTTCCCTCCTCCTTTGGCCCTGCGGTGTGGCCCCAACCGCAGGGCCTTCTTTTATATCTATCACAAGTTTGACTGGCGTAGGGTATCTTCCATGTGGCTGGACTTCAATGTATAGCTTGTTGCCCAGCCGAATTTTTCTCAAGTAACCGTTGGTCACCCTAACCCTAGGCGTCATTCCTCCTCCTTCGGGGCAAAGACCATTACGGCAAATACATCGCCTTCAATTTCCCTTTCTAGCTGTCCGGCCACCATAAACGTGCAGTGCCCATCATAATATTCCTCTTGTTCGCCCACGATTGAGAACACCAACACCGGTGTCCCCGGTGCCAGACTGAGTTGGGCCTGGTCGCTACGGATGAGGCAACAGGAAAGAATTGAAGGAGAAGTTCAAACAATTCTGGCAGATGGTGGTCGTCTAAGCCCCGTTCTTGCTCGATGATTTTCTTGAGAATTTCCCGCACAACAGCGGGCAAGACGGTGCCGTAATGGTCAGCCAATTCCTCCAATGCTGTGATGACACAGTAGAAATCTTCCTCCATTTTTCCTCCTTCCTAGCTGGCCCCGTGGACGGTGCGTAAGTGGTCGGCGAACTCCGACAAACTATGGAATTGGGCAACCACTCCCCGTTGGTGACAAAGAGGACAGAGATATTCGAGAGCCTGCGGGTTGTATTCCACAGCTTCAAACCCCTGAATCAGGCCCGGCACACGAACATCCCGATGTTCTTGAGTGGTAGCCGGGTTTGCGCCGTGTTTTTCCACAAGGTGAAACGCAAAGACATTCCACCCTATCATTTCGCCACATAAAGGGCAACGCACTGAGACAATCGCTTGTGGTCTATTTACTGTAACCATAATTACCTCCCGTGTAACTTTTGTTACACAAAACAGGACTAATGGCACTCCTCCCACGTATAACCAATCGTAGCTTCCGCGATTAACTCCACCCCGTTCAGGTTTGTATACATTGCTTCCTCCAACGCACGGGCTGCGTCCTCAGCCTCACCTTCTTCGACCTCGATTATAATCTCGTCGTGGACTTGCCCTACGATTTTGATGCCCTGCTTATACAGGCGCACAAGCGCCCGATTGATGATGTCGGCAACCGTGCCCTGGATGATAGCGTTAACGCATTGGCGTTTGCCCCGGTCTTGAAGGTAGCTAATGTCATCTTCCGTCAGGGTGTTGCGGGTCAGGCCCTTCTTACGCAACTCCTGCTCGAAGGCAGCATAACGCAGACGGTCGTGTCCAGGCGGGACATCCTCAATGCTTTCGTAATTCAGCAGGTCGAAGAAGTTCAGAAGGACAGGACGCCGTGGCCGTCCAAAGGCAGTCAATACGTAGCCCCTGACCTGGGCTTCCTCTATCACCATCCGCCGCCAGGCCGAAACCCTGGGGAATGCCTGGAAGAAGCGGGCCATAGCCTGCTCAGCCTCTCGCTTGCTTATCTTTGCCACGCTCGCCACCCGGCCTGCCCCCGCACCGTAGAGGATGGCGAAGTTGATGGTCTTTGCCAGGAAGCGTTGTTCGGGCGTTACATCATCCGCAGGGACGTTGAAAATGCGGGCAGCAACTGCCCGGTGAATGTCCTCACCGTTGGCAAATGCCCGGCGCAAATGCTCGTCATTAGACAAGGCGGCCAGCACTCTTAACTCCGCCTGGCTGAGGTCAGCCACCACCAGCTTATTCCGTCCGCCGCACAACCAGCGGCGAGGGTGAAGGATGGCTTCCTCGTCCACTTGCCCTTTACGGGTGGAGGGAATCTGCTGCAAGTTAGGTTCGGAACACGACCAGCGCCCGGTAGCCGGGCCGAAGCAGCGCCAACGCGGGTGAACCCGATAGCCATATTCCGTTTCGACTGTATGCGTAAGCAGTCCCCGACCTTTTTGTGGCGCAAGATAGGAAGCCAGCTTCGCCACATTGCGGTAGGTCAAAAGCAGAGAAGCGGCCTGACGGACTGCGGGATTTCCATTTGAGGCCAGGCGCGTAAGCACAGCCTTGTTAGCCGACTTCGCGCCGGTCGAGGTCAACTCGCTCGTCTGCCATTTTGCCCCCAATCTCTCTAAGCATTCCACAACCTGACGAGAGGAGTTGGGGTTTTCCAGGCCCAGGCCGTTCAGCTTTGTCGTCAAGATGTCCAACTGTTTTTGCAACGCTGCACGGTCGGCCTCGATTGCTTCCTTGCTGAGCGCCCACCCATCCCAGGTCATTTGCGCAGCCACCACAGGCAGGGGCTGAAGATGGGTGAGATAGAGGTTGCGCAGGTCAGGCGATAGCGCCCGGAGATACCAGACGGCCAGGTCGTAGGTATTGCGAACATCGGCACAGCAATAGGCCGCGATGTCCTCCACCGGTCTGTCCAGCAAGTCTTTACTCCAGGGCGTCATCTCCCTGTCCAGCACTAACTTAGCCTGTTCTTTCAGGCCCAACGGGGCCATCTCGTTGTAAAGGTGGGCTAAGCCCATCGTGTCAAGGTTATAAGTCGCTGAAACAGGGCAATTGTTCTTGAGAAAGAAAAGCTGGTCAAAGGCCAGATTATGGGCGATGACGCGCGTGCGGGTGTTCACCCACAACTCGCGCATAAATTCTGCCCAATTGGGGATGGCGTCTGTGGGAATATACCACTCGTCTTCCGCGTTGGCCAAACCAATACCCACAACCCGGTCAGTCAGGTAGTCCGGGCCAGTGGCCTCTACGTCCACCGCCACAGCCTTACCTTTTAAGTTGTTTATCACTTCTGTTAAGGTTACCGGGTCGGTCACAATATGCATAGCCCCTAACTCCACAGTCTTTCAAGCTCTGCTAGAATAGTATACCCAACCACATATGTCAAACCTAGTGCGCCTAAACAAGCTATGGCACGGGCGGTTTGGTCAGGATAGCGGGTTACCCCGATTATAAGTGGGACAACAACCAGCCCGCCCACGCCCAGGCGTAGCAGATAGAGAAGGAGTTTCTCTTTCATTTTGCCCTCCTATTGCCCATAGACTTTCTCGTAAGCCGCGAGCAATTCGCTCTTCTTTGTGGCCAACGTTACCAGGGCTTTTGCCAGGGCTTCCACATCGCTAAAAATGTAGCGAGCCATTCCTGCTTTGAGGGGATGGAGGAAATGTCGTCGCGTCCAAACCCACACCGGCTTAGCCGAACCGACGGCGTAGCCGAATTCCAGCAGGCCGCCCTCGCTCATTTCCTCACCGTCGTAGAAGACAACGAGGTCGGCCTTGTCCACCATTCCCAGGTCGGACGCGCAGGTGACGTAGTTGGAGACGGTCTGAACACTGCCTCCCTCGTGGGAGGCCACAGGATTAAGGAAGGTGATGAGGTCGTCAAGCTTCTTGCCCTCCTTCTCCGCCTCCACTTTCGTCGCCTCCATCACCGTCGTCCGCCACGTCGTCGGCTTGCCCCGCATCGTCCCGGCCAGATACACGGTTAACATTTCGCCTCCTCCTTATCAGCGGTTCTCTTCCGGCAATTAAAACCAACTCGTCGTTGGCTATTCGGTAAATAACGGCCTTGCCAGGAAGGATGAGAAAATCACGGGGAATAACAAGGCCGAAAGCACTCCAGGCGTGCTCAGCCTCTTCAGACCAGATTGTGCGCTTGTAGTGTTTTTCAAGCCAATCCAGATTTTGCTTAATCCAGCGCCGCACGCCTGGCACATAGAGGAAATATACCAGGCCCAGGTTGACCAGATAAATGGCCCACCATTTGGCCTGACTGGTCATAATGCCGGAAGGTTTGTTTGCACAGACATACTCGATGAAGAAATTACCCGATTTGTGCGTGTCGGTCTTGACTTCGACATAGCCGTAGCCAGGAAGCCAGCAGTCCACCCCGGCACGCTGTTTCTTCTGGTCGGAGGTGTAATCGCGGAAAGTGCCGAAACGTTTTTCGCACAAACGCATCAGTTCTCTGAAACCGGATTGGCCTACTTGCATTTGTGCCCTCATTGAAAATCGCTTCGTCATAATTTACCCCCGCCCCGCAGATATTCGGCGATGTCTTTTGCCTCTCCGTCCCACATTTGTTGGCCCACAAGCAGGTCGGGAGTAGCTGTCTTGAAGTAGTCCAATGCCGCCACCACGCCTGCCTTTCCCGCAGCGTCCTTGTCGAAGCAGAGCCAGATAAACGTCCCGGCCCTCTCCAACTTTTTCCAGAATTCCTGCCACTTTTCCAGCGGCGTATTGACGCCGGAAGGAAGGGCAAGGGCGGGCAGCTTGCGCGCGTGTAGCGCCATTGCGTCAAACTCCCCCTCCGTCAACCATAGATGGCGCGGAGGTTTCCTCAGATAGTGCAGGAAATGAGAGGCCGGATACAAGGTCTCGAACAAAGAGGGCTTAAGCGCCCAATACTTCGGGCCTTCTATCTTCTTCCTGGGGTCAGCCCGAAACTTTACTCCCCAACACTTGCCGTCTATACCGAAATGCGGGATGGAGAAAGCAACGCCGGTATAGCCTAACTTACGATGTTTGATGATGGCCGGAGTTATGGCATAGCGTTGGCAGAGGACAGCGGCGCTTGCGGCATCAAGCGCCGCTGTCCACTCCTGCCAAACTTCATCGGGAATAGGGCGTGTGCGCTTCTTCTGTGTCTTGACACGTGCTGTCTTCGTAGCCACCGGCCATAACTTCCGCAGGGCTTCTGTATATCCCCAACCGTAGTAAATGCGCACGGCCTCGAAGATGTCCGTCAACGTCTTTCCGCAGCCAAAGCAGAAAATGCCGTCAGGATACACAAAGGCTGAGGGGTGCTCGTCCTGGTGTTCGGGATTAAAGCAGCGCAAATGCCCGCGCCCGAACACGTCTTGCCAGTCAATGTGTTTACGTATTAGTTCGGCTTTTCGCTTATAGTGCTGGTATCGCGCACGTCCGCCCATAGCTCTCTCCACTCGTCACTTAACCACTTCTCAGGCAGGACAAACTCCGTGGGATACTCCTTGCAGAAACGTTGGAATGGACAGAAGCGACAAATCCATCCCGATTGGGCATTGACGCAGGCTGAGCGCGGGGGGACTTTGTGCTCGTGAAGATACTCGACATAGAAGTTCACCAACTCTTCTAGCAGCGCCTCCGTCTCATCAGGCGGCCAGATTTCAACCGGCATCATCTTCTCGCCGGAGAAGGTCATATACACCAGGCCCATCTCGTTCACCGTATAGCCATTCCTCATCAGGATGTATGCATACGCATTGAGTTGTTGAATGTGGTTGGGATAAGGCTCTTCGGGAATGCGAGACGTGCTCTTGTAGTCCAGCAGAAGCCCCCGCCGCACATAGTAGATGTCGAACTTGCCGGAGATGTCCTGGCCCGCGACGTTCACGTGCAAACGCTTTTCTGTCTCCACCTCGATTTCATCGGTGAGGAATTGCACGGCGGCGAGTTGTTGACCATCGTGAATAATACGTCCCCGTGCAGAATAATAACCGTGCTGAGGTTCGATATAATAATCTACAAGGTGGCTAAGTAGGCTTCGACGAATTTGGTCGGTCATTATCTCCGTAACGGACAAGCCCTTGACCTTCCGATTGTGTAGCATATTTGCTAGAGTTACAGGGTCATAAGGACATCGGAAGGGGAATTCGACAGCGCAGCGTAGACATTCTTCGGTGGGGACTTTCTTGCCCGTTACGGGGCAGCGAACGCCCTTAATCATTTCTTGAACTTCCTCCTGTGTAAGCGGCGTCTCTCCTCCTTCTTTCGGCGGCGTAAAAGCCATTGGTCAATGTTCTTGTAGGGATAACCCTTCTGCTTGAGACGTTTGGCTTCCAACTCTCGCTGTTTGCGCTGCATTACCTCTTTAGGTTCGTAATTGTCCCCACGGACAACCCGCCCCTGTTTATGCAGTTGTGAGAGTTCGTCCAGGTTCAGCCGCCAATATACCATCTTTCACCGCTACCGTCTTCGTATTCGCCTAATCTTTCGGCGAAGGCGGGAAGGGCCAACCTCCTCGTCTTCATCCTTCGCCCCCTTGTCGGGCATCGCCCGCAATTCCTCGATAATACGCTCGACCTCCCTGGGTGTAGCCTGGCCGATGTTGGGATAGGCTTTCTTGACGTAGATGCCCTTCTGATTGCCCAGGGTGAAGATGGTGCGCCATTGTTCGGTGGTCGGGCCAGTCCCGACCTCCTCTTCCTCCTCGTCATCATACCTAACCCGGTCGTAGACTTCGGCCAGGCGTTCAGCGTAGGTCGCCTTGAGGTCGTCCTGGAAAGCAATCCAGTCCGTAATCAGTTGTGTCAACTCATCCCAGGAATATACGACGAGCTTCACCCCAATGTGGCCTAAAGGCCAGAGATACTTCTGAGTATCGAGGGTGACCTCCAGCCCATCAGGGAAGTCCACCTCCTCTTCGACAACCTCTTCGACGACCTCCTCCTGTGGGGCCTCCTCAATCGGGGCCTCCTCATCGCCCAAAAGGATGTCCTCGATAGTCGTCACTTCGTTAGCCATTTTATTCCTCCTCCTTCTTCTGCATTTGTAAATCGGTGCGCCAAATCTGGCTATACACCCCTAAGTCTCGCAGCGTGTCCTCGATACTCTCGTTGTTGGGGACTTTGCCCGCCCCTAGCAACTCGATTAGACGGGCCAGCTTCGTGGCAATATGCACGAGATAAACCAATGCCCGTCCCCGCACGCCCTTCTTGACGGCGAAATCCACCACGTAGGCGACAAAGCGGAAGTTGCTGAGCGGGTCATCATCGCTGGCATAGTCGTGACGTTTGCGTCGGTTGGTTGCCAGCAAATCCTCGCAGTTGCGTTGAAATTGTTCATCATACTTCTGTGCGTCCATTCCCTCCCTCCTCCATTACCTGTTGGCTTTTAGGTGCTAACTTGAACCGCTTATAGCGGTCTTTCTCAAAACTGGTCAACGGTTCGAGGTCGTTGAAAAGACCGATGGGAGGATAAAACCACAAGCTGGCTGTCCCCAACGAGCCGCCGCTAATGCGCGCCTTGTCCACCCTTATATCCACCCGAATTTTGGGCGGCAATTGGGCCACGTCGGTTTCGCCCATCCGCATTCCGTGCAATTGGGGAGATGACATCATCAGAATGGTATCTGCCGAATACAGGGGCATTGCGCTTTGTCTGAGAGAGGAGAAACGTGGGCGTGTCGCTTTCATTCCCTCTTTTGTCATCGGCCAGATTGCCAGGATTGCCGTATCATATTGCTTAGCAAAGTTAGCAAGCTGTGTGATGATGAAGTCCACCTTAGCTGTCGAACTCTCCGTCTCGCCCACATCGCTTAACTGTTCAACGTAGTCCAGGATGATAAGCGGATAGTCCACGCCTTCTTGTCGTTTCTCCTCCAATAACTCGTGAATGAGAAAAGTATTGCAATCGCTCGCCGTCCAGATGTCCACAGGCCAACTCGCTATCTTCTCAAAAACCTTCTCCACCTCTGTCCACACGGCCTTTAGCTGGTCGCTCTCTATCGGGTCAAAGCTGGCCGTCTTCAGGTTAAGCCGTTTGGTGGGCAAGCCTCGCTCAAGGTCGGCCTGTGGTATCTTAATCCACATTGAGACAATGCGCAACAACCAGCTTTCAGCCCCCATCTCCAAAGGCAGCATTAGAATGCGCTGGCCCTCGCTCAGCGTCTCCCAAATGCAGTTGCGAACAATGATGGACGTAACGAAAGCCGTCTTGCCCACGCCCGGCGGGCCACATAAGATGGTAACAGTCCCCCGGCGAAACCCACAAAGCAGGTCGTCCAGAGCGAGGAAACCAGAGGGCAAACCTAGAAAAGTCTGAGGGTCTTGCCAACGCTGATTGAGAACGGACAAAGCGTCGGCGGCGACTTCGGGCAGGGGCGTAACCTTCGTAACAATCGTGTCGGGCAGCATAGTCCTCACTTATGGTAAACTTTCCGGTCGGTCTTATCCACATCTCCGTCCAGCCGCAGGAAAGGCGTGGTCTGATACTTCATTCCTTCGGCCCGTGCCAGCTTAATCTCTAGCAGGCGTTCGGCCCGCCTGTTGCGGAATTTTATCCGCTCGTCCTTAATTACCCGCTGGCGGCCAAAGCGGTCGGTGAGATGGCCATAAACGAACGGCCCCCACACATCGGTCGGGTCGGTGGGCCGAAGGATGATAGGCCGGAAGTAAACGTTCAACATAACGCCTTTGGTGGTCTTGACAACCTCGTGTCCGGCATAGGCACAGACGTGCCATTTCCCATCCGGCCCGATTACATCGTATTCTGGCGCGTCCTCTAAGACCGCTGTGACAAGCTTAGCTCGCTGCTTTATCTGGTCGAGATTCATCGCATTCATCCTCCGCCTCATCCTCCGATTCGCGGCATCCGCAACCGTTTATAAGAATGTAAGCTGCTGCGGTTTTGTCTATGAAATGATAGGTTCGCCCACAAAAGGGGCAGGTTACACTCGTTTTGGTAATCCGCATCCAATAGCTCAT